TCAAAAACGAATACCGGGTGGGTTGGTTAGGGGTGACCGGCCCAAATTATAATGTTAGTCTTGTACCAGGACGACCATGACGGACACGATCATGGTCTGGCGGTACGTGGATGGTATACGGACGGTGCTTCATCGTGCCCAGGTCTCGACCCACTCTAACCTGGCCCAGTACACGTGGTTCCAGCACGCCAAGACGCACCAGGTGTTCGCCACTATGTTCGGGAAGCGCGTGTACCTCCAGGACGTCATCAAAGGCTCCAAGGGCCCGTGGACTCACGTGAACGGAGACCCCTGGGATTTCAGGGAGGAGAACCTCGTCAAGTCGGCCGTCAGGACGGTCAAGCGCACAGAGTCTTCGTCCAAGGCCGTGGGCGTGACGTACGTAGCGAGCCGTGAAAAGGGCAAGGCCTGGAAGGTTACTCTGGCCGGTAAATTGGTCGGCTATTTCAAAACGGAAGAAGAGGCTATGAAGGCCCGGCTTAAGGCTTTGATCACTTCAAGTCCTATGATTAAGTTTGTTCCTGAAGGAACGGACCCCGACGGGCCGACAGGTATGAGGGACCGTGTCACGTACAGAGCCGAGGGCGGTCGTCCGGACGCATACCTGGACATGGACGACGTAGAGGACACGCCTGTTTCACAGTACCCTTTCACTTGGGGCTCAGGACCGTGACTACTGGAAGACCATCCCACCCCCTGGTACAATTTGAACACTATTTCTTTTCAATCTTAAAGTTGAATTTCTATAGTGTCCTTTTTGTACCAGCCCCCTAAAAATCCTCTCGCCCAGAGAGATCTTTAACATTGTTTGGCCTTTGGCGCCTGTGTAAAAATTCATAGACTCCAGTGAAGGAGGAGCTCCGCTCCGACCCGGCTCACTGGACTTTATGTAAAGTAAGTCGGTATTTAGTTTCTAGGCTTCTACTAGAGGATGTCGGCCACGACATATTTTGGAGACGTTGTGACCACAGGGAACACGAATATTGTTCAAAATTTCGTCTCATACGGGGCCACCTCACGTTTCACGTCAAATATACTGGGCAACAAAAGCATAGGAACTCCTGGAGCTCCTTTCGGTAACGTATTTGCGATCAGTTCAAATAGCACGAGCATGAACACGACAATTCAAGCATCCACTGTATTTTTATCAGGAAATGTAGTGGCCTCAAACGCGTATCAGGGTGGTAATCTGTTCACGACCCTAATGAACGTGTCTGGAGTTTCAAACACCTTTTCGCTCGGGGCAACTCATGTAGGTATAGGGACCTCGGGGGGTGCGAACCTTATGGTACAGGGCAATGCGTACGTTTCCAACCTCACGACGGCCAATGTTTCATTGTACAACTTACTAAACGTTTCTGGAGTAATTAACACAGGTAGTTTAGTGACGACTGGAATAGTTAATCCAGTGTATCAAATACCCGCAAGTCCAACAACTTTGACCAATCCGTTTGGGGGGACGCCCAATTGGGGTTCAAATGTTTATTATTCAGGTGACGGTTCAACGATGGTAACGTTTCAAACTATTTTTACCAGTACATATGGGCTTATCTATAGGTTCACTTCTAACGTGTTTGGTGGATATTGGGATATGATTAATTTACAACTACTTAACTACAGTAGCGCGTCACCTACATTTGGGTACGCGGCTGCTCTTTCGTACGATGGAAACACGTTAATAGTTGGCACCCCTGGTAACAACTTGGCTGGAGTTTTTACGTTCGTTAATGGGGCTTGGAGTATTGCTCCCACAGACCTAATACCAGGCTCGTTCGGACCTGGTCAGTCGTTTGGATCTTCGGTTGCTATTTCACCTGCGGGGGATATAGCAGTCGTAGGTAATCCGGGTATCGGAGCCGCATATGTTTATACATACTCCGCCGGTATATGGAGTAGTGCTCTTTCACTAAGTAACCCTTATGGGCCCGTTTCATACTTTGGTTATTCTGTTGCCATTTCAGGATATGGGGCTGGTCTAATGGGTATTGGATACACTATAATAGTTGGTGTGCCCGGTTACGCGACAGTGGCGCTTTATGGTTTTAACGGAGTTAATGTGACAGGTCAGACAAGCGTATCTACTGGACTAGTCGCATCAGATTATTTCGGATACTCGGTTGCTATTTCATCTGACGGTGGTTCTGTGATTATAGGCGCTCCATACTACTCAAGTGGTGCAGGATATGCGGCGACTATTAATTCAGGTGGTACTTTAACACTCGTTTCAGGTGCTGGAGCGGGTGCCAATTTCGGCGCGTCAGTCGCTCTTTCAGCAGACGGACTCACGGCGGTGGTGGGAGCGCCCAACGCCTCTAGTGGCACGGGTTACGCCGCCAAGTACACTTATTCGGCCGGGACCTGGAGCTCAGCGACCCAACTCGCATATGCACCCGCAATTAGTCAGTTTGGAAAATCTGTGACGATTTCCTCATGCGGTATTTTAATAGCTTCACTTTCCGAGAAAATAATTTTTTATTCATCTTTAGGGTATCCAACTGGTGGAGCGAACCTGAACATTACGGGCGACGCATGGGTTTCAAACGTAATTTTGACTCAAAATGTGTACGCGACGACCATTAACGCCGCCACTCTCAAAACGACAACCTTGAGCACTATAGGGATTATAGACGTGGGTCCAGGTGTTTCCGCGAGTACTTTTGAGGTTCAAGGGAACGTCTTCGTTTCAAATGCGTTAGTGACTCAAAACCTATTTGCCAACATTTATTCAACGCGAGCGAACGTTCGGACAATGAACGCGACCACCGTCATGGTCACAGGATCTGCGAACATGTCTCCAACACTAAACGTGAATAGTATAAACGTTCTTTCAATTTATCAAAGTCTTGCGATCGGAGCCCCCTCGACTACATTGAAATTTTCTGCATCGGACACTAATCAGCATCTTGGTTGGTCCGATGCTCTATCATATGATGGCCTTACGGCAATTATTGGAGCTCCCAACCCCTCTGGGTCTCCAGGTTCCGTTTCTATATATAGATATTCCGGTGGTTCATGGAACTATCAATCAGGATTGGTTTCAACGGCCACGGGCTCAAACCCGCGGTTCGGTTCAGCAGTTTCGTTATCCTATGACGGCAATATCGCACTTGTTGGTGCATATAACGCAGGGTTTGGCGCTGGCTATGCAGCTGTTTATAGATTCACGGGTGGAACATGGGGGTCAGCAACAGTATTAACACGTCCTGTTAGTGGTAGTTTTGGCTGGTCAGTTGCACTATCATCAGATGGAAATACCGCAATAGTAGGCGCACCCGGGTCCGATTGGGCAGGGGTTTACAAATGGAACGGTTCTTCATGGGGTACCGCAACTGCGCTGACCAGCGGCGGCAGCCAGTTTGGGTGGGCTGTTTCTTTGTCTTACAACGGTAATACAGCTATTGTAGGTGCACAGGGTGCAAACTCGGCGAAGGTGTTTCTATACTCGGGTACATGGGACGCGGGAACTTCATTAGTTTCAACTGCGGGAGCTGGTGCGAATTTCGGAAGCGGCGTTTCTTTGTCATCTGATGGTAATACAGCAATAGTAGGCGCAGGGACGGCTTCAAGTGGCGCCGGTTATGCTGCGATTTTCAAGTATACCGGTGGTTCGTGGGGGTCGGCATCTCAACTTCCGTACTCACCTGTTGCTAATGATGGGTTTGGATACGCTACATCAATTTCATCAAACGGTGATATAGCTGCTGTTTTTGCGTATAATACTGCCCGCTCACGCCCATCTTATGCAGTAGTTTTTTATAATTTACTTGCAGGGTCTCCAGCGTCATATACATTTCCATCGTTTGCCAATTCGCCAGGCTCGTTTACATATTATGGGGGGCAAACAAGTCTTTCGTCCACGGGGGGAGCCATTATTTATGGCGGGCAAGGTGGATCATTTATATATTTTATTAACTACCCTACCATAAATTTTATTAACTACTTTACTAATAACATATTCGCCTCAAACTCCCTTTCCTCAACTAATTTATCAGTCACAAACACAATTTACTACAATGAAGACCTGACGAAACGTTCACTTTATTTGCAGCCAAACTCTACAAACGCATCGGCAATTCAATCAGCCATCTCCGCGACGTGCAACGCGTCCACCAAGTCTTATTGGTGCACGAGCCCCGCACCGGCCTACGGAAACGTTCTTTCAGTTTCCGCAACCTCCAACGCGTATTCGGGTGGCGTTTACTTGCCCGATGGCCGTGTGGTATTTGTCACGTCAAACTGTACGAACATAGGCATTTTCAATCCCAGCACTTCGGCTTTCGCATCCGTCCCTGGCGTGCCCCCTGGGTATAATGGAGGAGTTCTCTTGCCAAACGGAAACGTCTTTTTCGCGCCTCAAACTTCAAATATAGGCCTGTTTAATCCTGTCACTTCAAAATTTTCAAACGTCGGGCCACTTTCTGGGCAGTCATATAACGGCGTTTTAGCACCTGAAGGTGTTTGGCTAACACCTAGCAAGTATTCTTCAAGTTTAGGAGCTTCACAAATAGCTTTGTACAATAACCAAGTTTCATATACAATACCAACAGAGCAGCTACCGAACCCATTTTCAGTAACGGCCGGGACGCTGATGGCAACGGGTGCGTCAATAGCATGGTCATCGGGAATAGGCAAATTCGTGAGTATCATAAACTCCGGCCAAAGTTATTATAGTTCTGATGGTCAAACATGGAGTTTCTCATTCGGAACTACGCTTGCTTCAGTTGATCCTACGTGCATTTGGCGGGCCGTCGCGGCTAGTCCAACTCGGTTTGTCGCGACTGGAGGAAACGGTAATTATAATTCAGCATATAGCACTGATGGAATAAATTGGAATGCGCCGTCAGCATTCCAGAACCTTTATAGTATAAATTCAACAATGACATGGCAAGCCTTGGCGTATAACTCTTTTGATAATACATTTGTAGCTTTGGGGTTTGGTAATGTATTTGTGGGAACAGATTACGCTCTAACTCCGGATGGCTTCTCCTGGTACGCCCAACCACCCACGGGAGAATCAATTGCACAGTACACATCATTGACTACAGATTCTTTTGGGAATCAACTCGCCGTTACAACTTCCGCAGGTGGGGCGTGGTATTACAGTGGAGGTTCTTGGGCACGGTTCCCCACTCCAGGGTTTGGTCTAACAACCTTACAGAGTTTAGGGTCTACATGGAATTCAGTTGCATATTCAAGTACTTTAAACATATTTGTTGCCGTAGGGAGCACCGGCGGCGGTTCGGACCCCGGATCGGCGTGGGTTCCGGCGCCACCCGGGGCGCCAAGTTGGAGCGCGGCGTCACCTTCTTTATCAAGTGTAGAAGTCGCATCTGAATGGACCAGCGTCTCGTGGTCTCCAGAAGCAAACATGTTCATAGCCGTTGGGTACGTCAATGGATCTAGTGCAGGTGTGGGGGCTTACTCAAGAGATGGCAAGTCATGGTACACAATGAATCCACCTATTAGTTCATTATTTGGGAGTAAATATATAACCTGGTCATCTTCGCTCGGACTTTGGGCAATTGTATCCGCTCCCGGTGGCAGTGCCGGTACGGCGTACGTTATCTTGGCAGCCGATGGGTACAACACGGGCTCGGTTCTATTACCTTCAGGTGCCATAATGTTCAGTCCAATAGGGTCAGCAAATGTCATGTCGTTTCAACAAGCATTTACTTATTTAGTTTCAAATATAGTAGTCGGAACGGACGTGTTCAATGGTATGGTTCTCGCACCCAATGGAAACGTCATCACAGTACCAAGTGGTTCAAATATATATGTAATCAACCCTACTACCGGAACTTCAACCAATGTAGGACCTATAGCAGGTTCTGTAACGAATTTCTTCAGAGGAGGGGCACTTCTACCTTCGGGTAACGTTGTGTTCGCTCCAGGAACCTCTGCAAACGTGGGTATGTTTGATCCAGTAGCCTTGACATATTCAAACTCGGTGGCCGCGGAAACGTCGGGAATAGCATTTTCAGGCGCGACCCTGTTGCCAAACGGTCAGGTGGTTTTCACACCCTATGACTCGGCGAATGTGGGTGTCATTGATACCTTTTCTCCAGTTTCACAAGAGTTTTGCCTTTCACCTTATTTCAACAAGTTCTGAGGACCCGTAAATAATTGCTCTGCAAAGGGATCCTCCGGATCCCGCCCGTAAATAATTGCTCCGCAATTACTAGATATGCCCATCATCACCAACTTTGGTGATTCTAACACGACGGGCAATACGACGCTTCAGGGTAATCTCATCGTTCAGGGGGCGTCTTCCCAATTTTATGGGAACATCTTAGCCGGCTCCTCAACGGCCGGAATAGGAAATGTAACGGTTCCATTTTCAAATATATTTGCTACAAATGCAAACATCACTTCTGTGAACATAACGTCTCTGGTCGGCACCACCGCGCAAGCAGGGAACGTGACCGCCTCCAACGCACTCACGACTACTAACGTCGTTTCCACAAACTCTAACGTTTCGGGTGTCCAAAACGTGTTTTCACTTGTGGTGACTTCAAATGTGGGAATCGGTATGAATCCATCCGCCAACGCCCTAAGCGTCAACGGAAACGCGTATGTATCAAATACCGTGACGGCTCAGAATGTGTTCACAGTAACGGCTAATATTGTGCAAACATGTAACACATATGTTTTAAATGCCAGTAACATTGGAATAGGTACGAACCCTTTCGGAAACGCTCTCAGCGTTCAAGGAAATGTGTACGTGTCTAATTCTATAGTAACCCCTAATATAACTTCACTCAATTATATAAACGCCACCACGACCAATACAACTACCCTCATAATCACATCAGCATTCAATATTGGTGGCGCAAGCGGAGCCAACTTGACTGTCACGGGGAACATATGGGTCTCCAACGCGCTGACAGCTACCAACGTTTTCACGACGAATATTAATGCGACAAGTATTAATACAACAAGCGCCAACATAACTACACTCAATACTGTCAGTTTGAATTTTGGCACACTGAACGTCACTACACTCAATACAACTTCAATTTATGGTCAATCGGGCTCCGTTGGTATCAACACGTCTACGAATCTCGGTGCTACCCTCCAGGTTCAAGGCAACGTATATGCCTCAAACGCACTCACAAGTACAAACTTGATAGTATCTGGAACGATTTACTACAATGAAGATCTTTTCAAGAGAGGTCCTTACCTCACGCCAAACGTTGCAAACGCCGTCACAATTCAGGCCTGGATTTCAGCCACGTGTAACGCGGCCTCGCAGCCGAGCAAGTCGTGGTGGGCCACGTCTTCAAATCCCGTCTACGGAAACATAGTGGCGGGACCAAGCGGTTCGTCGGCGTTCGCTGGGTCTGTTTTATTGCCCGACGGTCGCGTTCTCTTCGTTCCGCAGAACGCCTCAAATGTGGGATTCTTCACACCCGCAACTGGAGCGTATTCAAATGTGGTGGTACCAGGAATATCTGCGGCGACCAACAAGTTCAGAGGTGGTGTGCTCGTGCCGAACGGTAACGTCGTTTTCATACCCTGGAATAACTCTAACGTAGGACTTTATAATCCAGTGGCTAACGTCTATTCTAATATACAGGTTGGCGCGGCCGCAGCGGGTAGCGGCTTCCGATTCCAGGGGGGCGTGCTAAGCCCAACTGGAAACGTCGTCATGGTTCCTAGAGATTCTGCAAATATAGGAATTTTCAACCCCACGACGCTCGCCATGACGAACGTCGGGCCGATAGCCGGACAGGGCCTCTCTCTTTTCGGGTCGGGTGTTCTGTTGCCCAGCGGAAACGTGGTCATGAGTCCGATGGGTGCATCAGGTAATATAGGAATGTACAATACGGCTCTTCTGACTACGGCAGCATTTACAAACGTCGGCCCTATCACATCAACACTCACATGGGAATCATCGGTGTTGTCTCCTAATGGAAACGTTATATTCCCACCTTCTACGTCAACAAACGTAGTGGTTTATAACCCAACGTTCGTATCAAGTCCTATAGCAGCAGGGGGGTATTCAAATATTCAACTGGGTGCAATTGGCGGTACAAACTATTTCCAGGGCGGGACTCTTTTGCCATCAGGAAACGTGATATTCGCCCCCGCAGACGCATCAAACGTGGGTATGTTTGATCCAGGGACCCTCACATATTCAAACTGTGCCTTGGTGTCTACAGCTACGGGCAAGTTTTTTGGATGCACGCTGGTTCCAGATGGGCGAGTCGTGTTTTGTCCTGCGAGCTCGGCGAACGTAGGCGTGCTCAACACCATGGTACCGGCTGGTAAAGAGTTTTGCATGAGCCCTTTTTTTAATAAGTTGTAAAAATAGAATGAATTACACGGGTGAGGACGCCTCGGAGCGTCTTCTGTTCGCAGACGCCGCGAACCGTGATGTTGCCTTATATCCTCAAGGAAACAGTTATGTACTTCATCTGACAAGACCCATCAGAAATATAGAACGGGTGGATCTTGTCAGTGCTCGCGTACCCAACACGATATACAACTTGACCAATGGTTCAAATGTTCTTGCATACAACTCTTCAAACGTTTCTCTCAACCAGGGGTTCTATTCAGCGTACAACCTTGCACAGGCCGTCACCGCAGCCGGCTTGGCTCTTGACTATCTTCCACAGGAGGGTCATTTTATTTTTTCAATAGCCGCCCCATCTTTTATACTGAACATCACGTCTGATGAGTTTGGTACGATGGTTGGTCTGCCGGTCGGCACGTACACGGGCACAGCCGCTACGGCCCTTGACCCTATGTATGCCGGAAAGCTTATAGTAAAGTCAGTCACCCTTGTTGATTTTTCACTCAATGAATATGTATTTTTAGATATTGATGAACTTAGAACGCCATTTAACGTTGATACTGGATCTCTTCAGGGGACTACAGGTACAATTTCAGGATCAAATGCGAACAGGGCATTCGCTCCCGTCATCATGGATGTGGGCTCGGCGTGTATTAAGAATTTTCATGAAAATAAGGACTATAGAGTTTCAGTGGATTATCCGGAGCCCATCAACAGTTTGCAGCGCCTGACGGTGAGGTGGATTGACAAGTCCGGAAACCCCCTTGACTTTAGAGGCTGGAACACCAACGCATTCGTACTGCGTCTTCATGTGACACCCGACCCAGAGCCCACCCTGCCACCCCCTATACCCCTTGAAGAAATACAAATAAAGCGAATCGTGGAGGCTATGAAAGTAGCACCGCCTCCACCACCCGAACCCAAAAAACGGATCCCGTGGGTCTTGATAATTTTAGGTTTAATTGCAGCTATTGTCGTGTGGAAAAGTTGGCCAAAAGCCCCCGTCCCGCAGATTGTTTAGCGGGTCACCGCGAACATGGGCTGGCTGGGCTCCTTGATCTCCACGTTGGTGATGAACGTCTTGAGGATCATGTACACGAGGACGGCGAGCAGGGTGGTCACCAGTGCCGCGATGACGGCGCCCTGGGTGCTGCCGTTGGACTTGGCGACGCGGTCCACAACCTTCTTCACAACCTCGTACCACGCAAGCGCGGCGGCGAAGGAGAACCCACCGATGACGGTGTTCAGAGCCTGGGACTCGACGGAGGTTGCGATACTCATCACAGTAGACGCCATGTTTTACTATATAAGATTAAAAAAATTTTCACTCGGGTCCCATGGTCTGACGTGCGACCTGTCGTCCTGACCTGGCTCCAACTCGGAGCCCTTTTCTGTACCATCAAAAGCTTCTGGTGTGTCGGCGTCACTTTCTTCAAACGCCTCCAGGTCAACAAAGCTTGAGTACCTTGTTTCTTCTTCTGAATCTTCATCAAAAATTGTATAATTGATGAAACTCATCCTCTACCAAAAACTGAATTTTTGTCCACCGCGTTTTTCAACGCGTTTTCTGCAAAGTTGGAAGGCTCCCATGATGCCCATGTGTCGGCGCACTCATTCATCTTGAGGGAGAGGTCGTCGTCGCCTGAGTAACGGGTCCACTCCGGGTCGTCCTCGTCATCTGACACCAAATCAGGAACCGAGTCAGAGTCGGTGTCCTCTTCCTCGTAAACTTCAGGGTACAGGGTGCCAACGTGCTTCCCAAGCACGTTCCTGGCGGCGAACATGAGCCCGTAACTCATGTCCTCTGCGAGAACAACATCACGGCCACACGCCTTGGCGTAGTGACCTGCGAGCACCGTAGCAGACTCTAGTACCGGGAGCAAAAGATCGGTCGCCGTCTGTTCAAAAGCTTCGGTATTCATTACGTTACTTGGCCTCGTATGTTTTAACTAAAAGAAGTTGGAAAAAATCACCTTGGCCGAATTGTTGGATATTTCTAGGAAATTATAGGACGCTGCGTAGACCCTAATATTTACGTTGGTAGGTGTAGGGTTGAGGTACAGATACAAATTTTGATTCTGAATTCGTGACAGGTTCACGGAACCGGTTGGAGAATCGTCCTGTGGATCCAAGCTGAATGAGTACATGTAGAATATGCGGTCCGGTACCCTCGTGTGAAACTCTAGGGGCTGGATGATCCGCAGGAATTGGGGCGACCCGACGTCCTTTGAGATGCGCTCTGTAGTGTTAAAGTCAAACTGAAGCTGGGCGAGGATATCACCCGTTCCTATGGTCCCCGAAGCGGAGGCAGCGGTCGCCACGTTACTGTAATCGTACCCACGTGCAGAATCTTGTTGCAAAACAAAGTAGAGTTCTTTTACTGGATTGTAAAAATTGAGATCGCAGTGGACGAAGCTGGTCCCATAGGGTGCGAAAAATTGATTGAGCTGAATTTGTTCAAAAATTTGTATATGGGATTTACGAATAAAATCAATTTCATTTTGAGCCAAGTAAGTGTATTCTATATTCAATTGAGAGGTGAAGGGGGTGGTGATGAGTGTAGGAGGGGATGTAAAGTATGTTGATGGGTTCCATACGATTCTGATTGTCACATCCTCCTTGAAGGCGCACAGTGGAAGACCCTTTTTGAATACGGAAAAGGGGAGTGGAACAGTATATGCGAGCTGAGGCGCTGAAATGTATTGGAGATTCTTACCGTCTAGAAAGGACAGACCGGGCTGTTTTCCCTTTGGAATTGTTAAATCAAACATCATCTCAATGTACTCGCCGTAAAGGCGTTCTATGAGCTCAGACCCTATGTATAGTTCAATGTACTGAAACATGAGGGTACCTACAGAGTCAAGGACGTTCACACCTGGTGGGGGGCTAGGGAATGCGGTAAAGAGCGTCATGTTTGTGATGAGGTCGCCGTTGCGCGGAAGGATCCTGTGATTTTGGGACCCGAACGACACCCCCTGCTCATCAAAGATGACACGATCCACACGGGAAGAAAAGGGAGTTTGGCCCTGGTATTTTTCTATAAAATATGTGACTTCTGGGTCGCCACTCAGTGAAATGTCCTCTTGACCAAGAAAGGACAAACTGGCACGACCGGCCATCTCTAGTAAATGCTAAGCATTTATTTTGCGCCTAAAAGCTCATTAATGGAACATCACACCTGCTATACCGTTTTCAATACGCAGGACGTTTTGAGACAGGGCTATAACTTCTAAAGTTTTTGAAGGATAGTTACCGGCCGTGTTGGTGATGTTGAGTTCAAGAAGCGTCTGACGGATCCTACTAAAGTTTATTTGACCGGACGAAGTCGTAGCGAACGGATCTGTAGAAAATGCATACATGTAAAATTGACGCCCATAGGTATTTGGTTGATCAATTGTGATGACGGTTGGTTTTGAAAAGAAGTTGACGTGTTTATTAAAGGGCTCTATGGATCCTATATAAAGTGTGTTGGTTGTTGAACTTAAAAACGCATCTTCGCCGTTGAACGTCATTCCGAGATTGACGGCGTCCGTCCCGCTCCCAGGGGTTGTGTAATTATATGGTAAATTAGTGTCAGGGTGTATGAGGAAAAACAGTTCCTTGACGGGGTTTTTGAATTTTAGATCAAAAATAGAAGATCTGAAATTTTGTCCAAGAAGAAAGGTTTCGTATTGACACTGTGAAATGACATAGTCAAGTTGGTGCCTTTGGAACCAGTCAATTTCGGGGTTGGAAAGATATGCGTATTCTGTAATGATCGTGGCTTGAAGTGTTGGATTTGTAACTGAAATTGATGTCAAGTTTGAAAAGTTATTGAAGGTGATCCAGACCTCCACATCCTGTCTCCCGAGAGCGGCGATGGGCAGCGCCAGCTCCGGCTTATCGTAAAAGTAGTATGGTAGGTTTATATAGTAGGTCCGACCGGGGGGTGGGACGTTCGTTTGTGTGTCGTACTTGCCCGTCAAGAGCTGGAGACCCGGTTGATTTTCATATGGAATATTCAATTCGTTCCAAACTTCTATATAATCTCCTGTAAGACTTTGAACAGTCTGTCCACCTATCTTGAGATCGGCTCGTGTAATGGCTATCGTACCTACAGAGTCATAATAGTTATACCTTTGATTCAAATAGTCGTATGCCTGTGTACTGATAGGAGATAAGGCAATATATGTACCGCTATTCACATTTGATACGGGATCCTGTGTTGTGATTGAAACTGTATATGTACCTGCAGTGTTTGATACAACGAACGGTACTGAAATGGTATAAGGAGGTGACCCGCTCGTCCCAAGTGTATAGTTAAAAAATGCATTTGAATTTGTAGAAGTATTTGTAATAATTACGTTTGTTACTGGGCTTGTCGTGTAAAAAACACCCGTTAACATATATGATGCGGTGTTGGCGAACGCGAGAGTTCCAGATGGAGTTACTGAAATAAGTGATGAATTTGAATAAAGATTGAAATTTGTTGACAAATTGAGGGGGTTTGTAAGAGTGTTTGATGATGAATTCAACAAAATGCCGTTGTATGGAAGAATATTTTCCGGATTTGTGCCTGGAAGAACGCCCACCTGATTTATAGTGAAAAAAGAGTTGGCTGATATATTTGAAAATGATTCAGTTGACGAGACGTTGAGATAGTATGAAAGATTTGAGTCTGCTACGAGGGGAATGGAAAACCCATATGTGGGATTGCGCCCCTGTGACGACATGTCATAGACGTAAACGATGTTCGCCCGTTCTCCTATGGCTATATTTGACACGTACGATTCTGTGGCTGTGTTTGAAAGTGACAGAACACCCGAAATCAGGTACGAGCCACTGACGGCAAACTTCATCATAGAATTTGTGTCCAAAGTGACCGTAGAGTTGAGAATAGGCCCAATGTTTCCGGTAAGGGGAACTGGAGCCAAAGACGTGCTAGAAAGTGTGACGTCATTTGAAAACTGGTATGTGTCATCGGCGTATGTAGCACTAAAGTAACTTCCCTTGAGGGCGGTGCATGGCATATTCGTCTGTACGTAAAAGTAGTAATAGGTCCCCCCATTTGTTTCATATATTGGGATGATGGCTGGAGATGTGGGATTTGGTGAAACGGTATACGTGTAGGTGTACAAAAACGTAGGGGTCAAGGGGATGGTTCCAGTCGTATTCGTGCCATAACTTATGGAAACCACCGCGCCTGCGCTCAGGTTAAACCCCGCCCGAAGTGTATAGTATCCCGGAAGTGCAAACTGGACAAGACCAGCGGCTGATATGATAAAACTCGTGGCAACCAGGTAGGGAGATGCCCAATATGGGAAGTTGGTACTTGGTGTCAACGCGTTAAAGTTTATAAGCTGTGGTGAACTTGTGGTGAATGAGACGGGTTGCGCTAGGGATAGGTAGAGACCGAAAAATGAATTTTCTGCAGTTGGCGTTGTTTGAAACCACCCTGCTTCTTGAAGGGTGAAATCGGGCGTCAATGTTGATATATACGTATTTGATTGAGTATTTATAGTGGAATTTGCACTTAAATTAGAAAGTGATGACACCGTTGCGTTGTAGACGAGATTTCCAGTGGCATCCAAAGTTGAATAGTTTATTGGATCAAGTCCCCAGAAAACTGATGAACCAACATTCGTTTCAGAAAATCCGTATTGAACGATGACGTTTGCAACGTTACTGAATATAAACTTGTTTGTTGAAGAGGAATAACTGACATACTGCGTGAATGGAATGAACCAAGTTGTTAATACATTAACATTTGTTGAATAGAAACTTACATCAAAAGATGCCGAGACGAGGTCGGACACGGTACCGTTTGAAAATCCAAACTGGAGGGCCGGAAAACTTGCCGAAGATGGGAGGGTCGGCCATATCCAATCGTTTGTTGGATTGAAAAGAGGAGGCAAGGTCATTTTAAGTGTGAGCCCGCGTATGAGATCACCCTTGGGTGGAATCCTACATATACTTGTTTTGCCGTAGCCGACATCCTGACCGTTGAAAGGGATGTCGTACGCCTCTAGAACGAACGGTGTATGGCGCTTATACACGCCTGAAAAGTACGTCACCTGAGGCTCTCCTGTGAGGTACGCGTCTTGCTGCCCAAGAGCCGCGAGTTGAATATATCCGGCCGACATTGAAGTCTCCTCTAGTACCTGTCAACATCTTTTTATGATAAATGCTTCCCGCGCTCCAGGCCACCGTCAAATTTGTTTTTAAATTGTAGGAAGGAGATGGCTCTCCAATTGCGAAAATTTGATCCTTCAAAAATGTCGGATGACAAGGTGTGCGTTTTCATAGGCAAAAGAGGCACTGGCAAGAGTACGCTGGTTACAGACATCCTGTGGCACAAGCGCCATCTTCAAGCAGGCATAGCCATGTCAGGGACGGAGGAGGGCAACGGGTACTACAAACAATTTATTCCAGACTTGTTTGTTTTTGGAGATTATAACCGTGATGCGCTTGAAAGGCTTATTGAACGCCAAAAGAAGCTCTTGGCCGTTGGGCGGTGCAATCCAGTTTTCATACTCATGGACGACTGTATGTACGATAGGGCATTCATGCGCGACATTGCGATTCGGCAGCTTTTTATGAACGGGCGGCACTGGAAAATCTTTTTTATGATGACGACCCAGTACTGCATGGACATGACCCCTATGATTCGCACCAATGTTGACTATGTCTTTGCCCTTCGTGACAACGTCCGACAGAACCGTGAGAACCTCTACAAGGCGTTCTTTGGGGTGTTTCCAAATTTTGACCAGTTTTGTCAGGTTATGGACGCCTGTACAGAAAACTACGAGTGTTTAGTGCTTGATAACACGTCCAAGTCTAATAAAATAACAGATTGCGTGTTCTGGTACAAGGCGCCTATCCGCCGCAACTTCCATGTCGGTGGTCCTGCGTTTTGGCAGTATCACCAGCGTCACTACAACCCCAGGGCCGTGGTGAGGCAGGCGGCGGAGCCCGTCGTGAAGCGCAAAGGGGGCGTGGTAACCGTCGTCAAGAAGAAGTAGCGCGCCCTTGGCTCCTTTATTTTTTACCCGAAAACAACAGATGTTGACTTATGATCCTAGTGTAGACACCATGTCTTCTCCTATTCAGCAGGCCCCTGAAATGACGGTTGACGAAGAGCTCGCCCGGGCGGCCCTCAACAAGGACCCAAACAACAAGTCAGTCCCGACCGGTTTGTTGAAGAATTTTCCGCCAGAAAAAAACGTTGACGAATCTCAAATGGCGGACTTTTCTACTCCAATTGAGGAAGTCATGGCAGGTCCAGGTCAGATGCTTCAGAACGAGATGATGGGTTCACCCTACGCTCAGCCACAGCAGGCGCCATCGGCCGCGCGCAAGCGGAATGGCGAAGATGGGTCCGAGTCCGGGGGCCGCGTATCAAAGAATCCGTTCGGTCTCACCGACGAGCAGTTCCAGGCGGCGCTGGCTGGCGTGGCGGCGATCATCGCCTTCTCCAAGCCCGTGCAGTCACGTATGCGCACCATGGTGCCCAAGTTCGTCGGCGAGTCTGGTGACGTCTCGCTGACGGGCCTGGTTGTGACGGCGCTCGTGGCTGCCATCGTGTTTTACTTCGCCAAGAAGTTCATTGCCGACAAGGTTTAATGATCATCTTTGATGACGTCACCACAGTAGGTGCGAACGCTGGAGGCTGTATAGAACCCGTTGTCAATGCATAGTTTCTTGAGTTTTGAAAAATTTGTCCAATATTTAGTCGTGTGATCGTATTCTGGAACGGACATGTGTGCCAGTTCATGGATCATCACATACATTGCAGAATTTACATCGTTTCCATCCAGGCAGATGTAAATTTCATACCCCTTGTTCACGTTTGACCCAATAGGTCCCTTATTCTTTGACCAATCTTTCATACCAGTGATAATTGATGGTCTGAGGACCCCCTTCCACATCGGGTCGCCTGTTTGGCGAAGCATATCCAGTATGGCCCGGTATTTTTGCTTGATTTCCGTAAGCATAGGTGGTTCCTGATTATTGGTGAAAATTATGAAAAATACGATGACCATGGTCACTAGTAAAGTGATCCACGCCCACATCCTGATATTACTCAATTTTTTTAAAAACGAATTTTGAGTATAAATCCGAAATCATCCCATTGGGTCTGCTTATCATAGGTTCCCACTGCACGAGATTAAGACCCACCTCTTGAAGGTCCTGAATGAGTTGGATAGGAGAGAGGGTCGGCTCTTCACGACCACCGTCTGCATAGAAGGGGCCGTCAATCAGACGCACCATCAATCTCCGCCCTCCACGAAGCCATGCAATTTCATTTCCTAATTGATCCTTGAAGTGACCAAACTCGTCAACCATGGACTCTGCACGGTCCTTGTCGGGTGTGATGCCTATCAACAAACCTCCGGGTTTCACAGAGAGACCCAAAGCCTTGATTGAATTTTTGTAGGTTAATTCATTTTCAAAAATGTAGTGGAGCGAAAAGTTGTAACAGACCACGTCATATGGCCCAGCGAACGCCGCTTGGATGATGGTCCCTGTTCCCAAAAAATACACATCCGCGTCAACGGTACCGGCACGACTCTCCGCCTCATCTAGGGAATCGGCATCAGGGTCTATGGCGGCCACGCGCACCTTGGCGTCCTTCCACTTCCATAGGTCTCCTCCACGTCCACAACCACAGTCAAGGACGAAGGAGCCAGGCTTGACCCATTTCTGAATCAATTGGCGTTTGCAATTGTTGTGAAGTTTGCGCAGATCCAAATTCATTGCGTTTCAGGGCTTAAAAAATAAGCTCCTGTTCCTTTTATATGGCTACCCTCGAGCAGGATTACCTGACCGTTCCAGGACAGCTTTTCGCGTGCATTTCGTTTGTTGGCCCAGACCTCCCTCAGAAGAATGAGAAGCTGGGTATGAAGATCCGCGGCTGCTTTGCGTCGCGGGACGAGGCGGCATCTCACGCCAAGCGCCTCCAGAAGGAGGATGCCATCGTTGACATTTACGTCGTTGACATGTACAAGTGGCTGCTTATCCCCCCAGACCGCGATCAGATTGAGGACGTGCACTATCAGAACGAGAAGCTGGAGGAGATCATGGTCAAGTATCGTCAGAATCAGGCGGCTGCGTCGTCCATGTTTGAGAAGCGCAAGCGCGACATGATCGCCAAGCCACAGGACGGCCCCTTTCCCTATATTGACCCATCCGACGAGAACTCCAAGTTCTACACCAAGCCGGACGTCCCCCCCATTCCTCACCCAGCTGAGATTGTGGAGGAGCTGCGCAAGGAGTTCCCAGACAAGACGTTCGCGGAACTGGTCAACATGGCTGATGAGCGCGTGAACAAGATTATTGAGGAGCGCCGCCTCCCTGCAGTTGAGATCACGTCCATCACCGAGGCTGAGAACGAGGGTGAGGATGAGGTCCCCGACGCCCCGAACTAAAACCTAAATAAATAATAGATGGACACGCCTCAATATATTTTTGTGGCGGCTACAGGTTCTTTAACAATATTAAGTAGCGTGTATCTTTTGAGCAGGGGGTACGTAATGCCAATAGCCGCAGTAGTGGCTATTGGGTTTATTGTGTGGCTTTCGTGGCAGCGCGTCAAGCCGTCTGTGGTTTCCCAGCCTCCTCCACCAGATGAATCACCCTCACAATTTACTGTTTTCAGAGATATGGAACCTGCTGATCAAACTCGTGTAAACCCCTGGATAGGGTTTTTACAGGAGGATGTGTATGCATACCGTACAGGTCCAATTGGGACTTTTGTAGGCAACAATGACTATGTTAAAAATGCACCTTTGTATCCTTTTACTTAGGATTTACAATAATAGGTCTCATATTCATAATAATAACCCCAATAACTATCCCAAGAAGAACCAATGCCATCTGGTTGTCCTTGAGAGAGTCAAAAACGTTTTTCTTTGGGGGTTCATACATGGGGACAAAGCGCCGCTGCTGAGGCTCTTCAAACTCGTGAGTAGGCGTCCATACTTCGCGCGGCAGTTCACTTTCTTGGAGCGGGGCGCTTCGTGACGACGGTTCGTTGCTTTTTGACAGGAACGGCAGGTTCTCCATCCTCACTGTCTGAATCACCACTCTCGCTTTTATCTGGCACTACAAATCCGTCCAAATTTCCATCTTCATCTGCGTCATCTTCCTCGTCCTCCTCATCCTCATCCTCAAAAGAATCGTCCGATGGAATATCAGACTCGTCGTCATCGTAGTCATCAGGGCCGTAGTCGTCCTCAACCTGCTCAACGGGCTCGTAACGCTCCGGTGCCTTGGTGACGCGACCAGATCGCGTGCGGGTAGGCTCACTGGCCGTGGCTTTTGACGCGTCCTGGGTCTCGCGTGTCGACATATTCTGGATATTCCGCAAGCGATTCGTTTAAGTAACGTGGAAAGAAGTAAAGACCCTTTGAAAGTGCATATTGATTCAAAATGACTTCACCTTCGTATCCAAGTTGTGATGCGATGACAGCCAGCTTTTCCTGAATATCAGAGTCATCCGCACGTCCGACGCCAAGTCCCAAGTCCCTTATGTTTTCCGTCGCGGCGTAGAGTGCACTAGAAGCCTCATCCAACCGGGTTGAAGCCAACCGTTCGAACTCGTGGAGGTTCTCTAGAAACCGTGACCAATTCGTCGGATCCAGACCCGAGTATGGATGAACCATGTGCTCGTACTTTTTGAAAGTTTTCCGAGGTCCCATTGGGAAAAATATCCATAAGAAAGCAATTAGAAGGACTACCCACAATAGCAACATCTTTGAGTTGCTCTACTATAGATGGAGGAAGAATATGTTCTTGACCCCTAAACTCACCGCACTCCTCGTCAAAACACCTCTGGGAAATTCGCCTGACTCCTATATGAAACCACACGTGATTGCTCTTATGGTCCTTGTGAATTCTTTCACAATATTTAGAGTCAGTCTGGACATACCAACCATCATGCTCGTGACGCTGCACCTTTTTAACATTTGACCGCGACTGACCCTCTAGATACTTTTGAATAAATTCCTCAAGATGGCTGATGTTGTGCAGGGACTCGCGCACCACTTCCCGTTCTTCTGTACGAACTGCGAAAAGCTCCAAGGTTGCAGCGTCGGGTGTCTTCGGGAACTCACGGTCGCCGTTCAGACTGCGCCATGGGGTGTACGGGTCACCTGTAGGTTTCTTGTGAGACCAGAGCATGCGAAGACCAGACCCACTATACACGGAAGCATCAATGATCTTGTCCCAATCAAACGCGAAATCATTTGTCAAACTCAAAACTATTTTTGATCTTAAATTAAGAGCCTGAGTCCTGGTGACGATCAGATCTGGCCAGTGAATATGGACCCCTGATTTTATAAGGCCATCTGCAATAGCTCTGGGTCTAGCACGAGCGATCAGACACGCTGACGACGTTCCTAGGGCTTGATGAATTACTGAACAAAATTGAATAAGATCTTCATCCTTCAATTTTTCTGGAGCTTTGTAATCCAAGTCTACGAAAAACTTGAAAAGTTCCGTCTTTTGCTCAACCACATACAATTTTGTTCCAGAATTCACAACTGCTATGTACTCTCTGTAGAATTCTTGGGTTTCTTCAGGGGGGACAAATAAGATACCACCGGACATGAGGACATGGGTCCCCGGGCCCTTTGGGACCCTCCAGCGATCAATTGAGTTATTCATTAACTTATAAGGGTGTCTAGTCTTTAGTCCTCATCACTTGACGAGTCCAAAAGCCACGACAATATATGCTTGTGACGCTGCTTGGTGGTGGCCTCTGCTGGCGCCTTGAGCTCCTCCACAATTTCCTCCTCCTTTTTGGTCAATGGAACTTCCGCCTTGGGCTCCTCTGCCTTGGTCTCGTTGGACAGGGCTTCTAGTTCCTTCTCCTCTTCAATCTTCTGAATTTCGTAGCACAATTTGAGAAGGGACATATCCTTGGCGACCACGGCGGGGTCTGAGTCGTCGCCACGGAGCTTGACGAGGATCGTCGCGAGCTCTAGCTTGGATCGCGTCATTTTCTATTATGTTCTGCGAACTTATTAGGCACGTCACGGACGCGCCTAGTCTCTCAAATTAAATGGCGTCCAATGGGTCGTTGAGATGGCCTGTGTAAACTCGGGATTCGTGATGACGTGAGCACGAATCATGGGCCAAAGATTCTGACATTTTGTAATTGAATCAAGCGTCTCAAAGCGACAATCATCATTTTCATCATAATTTTTGCGGAATGGGACTTCGGCCCCTTCCATCTTTTTCTTTTCTTCTATGAATCTTTTAATAGTGTGTTTATGCTCTATTGAAGTCATTGGTAAGTTGAATACGTACACGTGGTAGTGATTTATGACATCCACGCCATCTTCTAGGTCTCTAGGTTCCGGTGTGTTTGTAGTAAATTTAAAATAGGAGTATGACCCCCTTTTTAAATTTATAAGTCCTCGTGTTTCTTCTTCGAGTTCCCGAACCGCACACCGTAGTGGGTTGTAGACCTCGCGTCGGCGACACCCGCCTGTGACAAACGTCCATTCACGGTACCTCCTATCGTGCACGATGAGGAAGTGCTGGGCGTCGTTCACTTTGCTCATTGGTATCGCTATCGCTTTGTGCCTCTCTCGAGCCATTATGCTCTACTGATGTTTCGGGAGCAAAATATTTGGTCAAATTTCCCGTACGCGGATTGTACGAAGCCAAAAACACGAGACACGCAACAAGAGCCAAGAAGATCCAGTGCATTACTTGAATGTATCAAAGAAAAGATGCTCTACTGTTATTTCACGGTCGGGTTGGGTGTTGAGCCAAAAATCAACACGTTTATGAAGAATATCTGTGCGTATTTTCCATTCTTTTCCATTCCCTGAGAGTTGACCGTCTTTCTTGAAACAGCCGGGTATTGAATCATACCGGTCTGGGTTGAAACGAATCATAATCATCGGCCTGGATCCTAGACCTTGAAATATACTCGCAAGCCGTTTGTTATCACATGAAGTGTCATACCTCTTGTGTTGGTTCTCATCCAATTCAATCACGACTGTGTGACTTCCCATGTCAAACACGAAATCAGGACGGTACAGATGGCATTCAACTCGTTTGTCATGTATGATTGTCTTGTCTGTATACTCCGTTTGTAAAAAATCCTTCAACTTCATTTCACGGGTCTTGAAGTATCCATGCTTTTCGTCTGGAAACATATAGGCATAACAACGAACACAGTAGTCTTTACCATAATTAAGAATTATGTCGCACATATGCGTCCTGCATCTCTTATTCTTCACATCCTCCATCCCTGGTTCTTTGTGTTTGAAACAGTAACGACCTTTTTTGTTCCCCGCGATATTGAAAACTGGAACTATCATACACTGATCATATTCACAACGAGTTGTCTTAACGTCAATCATTCCATTCTCTTTGTGAGTTGAACAAAACTTCGCTTTCTGTCCAGGATGATTGAAAGTTGCCCTTTTGTTACAGTCTTCGTGACGACATGAATCACTCAGAATATCAATCATATTATCTTCCTTGTGTTCTTTGCAGAAACGCCCCTTGGTTTCCGAAGATAAATTGTAAAAAGGCTTCTTCGTACATTCTTCATATTCACACCGTCGTTCACGGACATTCACCATATCATCTTTTTTATGTGTTGCACAGAATTTACCAAAGTGTTCAGTTGGTAAATTGTAGCAAGGTTGCTTTACGCATCCCTCGTGTTCACAGTTCTTCTGCATCACATTTGTCATTCCCGGTTCTTTGTGTTCAACGCATCTAATTCCAGGAGTTTGTCCTGGAAAGTTGAACGATGAAGTCTTTGGACACATCCCACATGGGCGACCCGACGCTACACGCGGTTTGCGATTTCTGTTCGTGTTCAAACGGCACTTTAAACAAGTAGAACATGGACGACCAAATTTATCTAAAAAATTATCAAACGTCTGGGGGCCCCTTTCACAAGACCCACATTTTTTAGTCTCCATTTTATTTTCCTAGGGTGTATTCTTTATGCAGAAAAAAATCTAATTGGCATAAAGTAACGAGCCGAGCCCGTTCTGGATTCTCAGAATGTTGTAGTTCACCGCGTACAGGTATGGAGTTGGGTAGGCGCTGGTGAGGTTGGTGTTGTACAGACCGAGCACGCCGTTGGGAAGGGTGGGGGGCACGATCAGACGGAAGTTGTCCAGACGGGAGAAGTTGAGGGAGCCGGTTGGCTGCAGCTTGGACGTGTCCAGGCAGTAGCTGATGATCGCCACGTTGGCGGTGGTGTTGTTGTGATTGTAGCCGAAGGGCGTGTTGTAGTACTGGGGCACGTCCACCCAGTGGATCAGGGGCCGCGAGTCGCCAACGTCCACACCGTTCACCTGGGTCTTAAGCTCGTAGTTGGCGGCGCGGACTGCACCCACACCGTTGGCGTAAATCTGGGCGTAGTTCACCGATGGGAATGCCAGGAACTTCACAGGCTGAGCGAGCGCCAGCTCCTGGATGGGGTTGTTGCCCAGCACCACACGCTGCACCTGGGTGACCAGCAGATCCTGGGGCGTCTTGGCGAACCAATCGCGCTCACCCTGATCCAGGTACACGAAGTTGGTCCAGCACTGGTACTGAAGGGAGCTGTAGGTGGTGGAGGTGACTGCCGTTCCAGTGAAGAAAGAGATCGTCAGACCCGCTGCAATTGGTGCAGTGGTCTGGGATGGGAAAGCCACGGTGACGCTTGTGGCGCTGTTCACGTTAGACACGTACACGGGGCCGGTGAAAGGCAGACCGGCCACGAACTGACCGACCTGGACGCCACCTTGACTCAGAGGGCTCGTGACCTGGCCGATGGATAGGGTCGCGGTGGTGCGAGCACCTGTACCCGCTGCCACAGCCAGAGGAATCTGGGTGGACGCAACTGGAGCGTACAGGTTCGCCGTCCGACCCAGGCTGAACACGGAGTCCAGGAAAGCGGCGGATGTGTTGGAGAATGATAGCACGACGTTGGAAAATCCAGCGCCTGTACCCGTGGTCACGGCGTTAGAGAATGACTGGACGACTGCTGTGTTCGTCTGCAGATTGCTCGTGGACGTCACCACAAGCATACCTGGGAACAGAGGGCCGGTTATCTGGGAAACCACAACGTTCGCCAAGTTGGAAGAAAGAACCACGTCAGACACAAGATTGGCAGTGGCCTGGGGGAACGCCGTCAGGACTGGAGTGGTCGTGTTGCCGATGGTGATGGTCTGGCTCAGGTAGGTGGACCAGGTGATACGCACCTCCACATCGTGGAACTGCAGACCGATCAGGGGCAGGCACACTGACCAGTCCTTGCAGAAGAAGAACTTGAGGGGCAGGAAGGAGTTCTTCTGGTTATTGAAGCTGGTGCTGTCGTTGTTGAGGTAACGCTGGGAGTAGTTCTGGGCGCCGGTGATTGGTTCGATGTCGGTCATGTACTCGATGTCCTGGGTGTCCACAATCTGGCCGCCGATCATGAGCTCCACCTTGTCAATGATGCGAGTCCAGTCTGGATTCACCAGGATGCCGCCGGTGGAATCACGGACGGTCAGGTACACGTAGCTGAGCAGGTCACCCTTCTTCTCAAAACGAATGGTGGAGATGCCACCCGCAATCGCGGTTCCCTGAATCACCTGGCGCTCCACGGAGTTGGCGTAGTGGGTATAACGCTTGTAGTTTGACCGGTAGAAAGAAACCTCTGGCTTGCCGGTCAGCCAAGCGTCCTGAGGTCCGACGGCGACGAGCTGAACAACACCACCGCTCATTTTAGAATAAAGCTATATTTTTTTATAATCAAGAAACCGTGACGAAAGGTGTGGTCATCATGGCCGCGTCTGGCGCCTTGGGCGTCGCCAGCGAATATGCCAATGGATTTTTCTCCAGTTGTTGAATGGCGATGTCCAAAAAGTCGCTCTGGGCCCGCGGGTTGGGCTGCGACTTGAATTCGTTGAGAGGATCGTCAAATTCTGGAGGCAAAACACCACGGCCCTGGTTGGAGCCTGTGACAGCCATAGGGCCGGGTTGAACGGGCTTTGACTCGGCGCGGTAATGAGTTCCTGAACCCACCTGGTTCACAGGATCTGAGCGAACGTTCATCCGCTCTCCGTTTGCCCCCCGATCGTGCTTCTCGCGGTAACCACTGGAACGTGTGAGTGCCGTGTCCGTGTAAGAATCCTTGGCTGCCGCGTAAGGTTGAGACACGTTGTACTGTGGGGGGCCGTCTGACAGGGTGTCCGTACGCAAGCCCGTCTCGCTGCGAATAGTCATTTTCTTCGTCTTGAGAAAGTTGGGGCGGCCTTCTGGGGCCACGAGAGCGCTCTGCGCGCCGCCGCCGCCATAGGCGCCTGGATTACGGAAAGCCGTCTTGGACTGGGCAGCCTCGTGTGTGATGTCACCGATATATGCGGCGCCACCGCTCTTTACGAAGGGGTTACGGGGACCAGTGCGACCCTCGAGCGTCGTGAGCTTCTCTTCATTCACGTTGATTGGTAGAGCACGGAAGTAGTCCTGGAAACCGCCTGCCGCGGGCACATCTGGTCCGACGCCCAGACCTGGTCCGACGTTCATGGGCTGCTCAAGTGGTGCGATGTTGTTCTGCTTATTCGTGATGTACTGACGGTTATACAAATCATAAACCGGCTGACCGTATGGCATCCGAGAATTCGTCGGCGTGATGTCCTGGAGGTTAGGAACCGCCTCCTTGGAACGGAGCCGCCAATCACCGATGCGGCGACCGAGATCGGGTGTGGTGTTTTTCAGATCAAAATAGTCGGCTGAATGATTAGCCGGTTCCACCATCATATCAATCTGACGGCGGGTAAGAGGAGCACGGGGTTTCGTGGTTGCAGGTGGGGGCGCCGAGTCATTATCGGACAACTTCTTTCCGGCAAACACAAGACCAACAACGGCGGCAAGCGCCAATGGGTCCATTATTAATTAATGTACATCTTTTTTTAGCGATTCCAGGTCTTTGCTGGTTTGCTGAAATAGCGCTGAGCAAAGCGGTTATTCTGATCATCAACAAATGTGCTGATTGGGTTCCACTCCAGCACACGGAGGGGAAGGGTTACGTAGCTGTTGGGGAAGTCATAGGTCTGTTCGGACCAGCCCTTCTTCCACGCCGTGGTTGGCTCCACGCGAAGGCTGCTCTCAACCTGAGTCTTGTCCTCAAGAACAACCTGTGCTGGACCGAACCACACACCCTTCTCAAGGGTTAATGGACTCACGTCAAGAGTTGGCATTATTACTTTAATATCATATTTATTTTTACCGTCCGTTTCCACCCTGCATCTGGACACGCTCTGGGAAGGCGGAGTAGAAACGATCTGGGTCGCAGGCCGCGCCACCTTGGTCGTGGCACTTGGGAGCGAATGGTTTGCCGTACGCCGCTTGAGCAAATCCAGTCTGATCATTTGGAATTGTTGACGCTGGCATCGTGTAGAAATTGCGCTCGGCGTCGCGCTGTCGCTCAAAAGGATGGATCTGGCTCCAAGCCTGCTGGACCTGTGTGCGCACGCTGGGGTACCACGCGGCGGCGGGACGATCTGGGTTGTCCACGTAGTCGGTCATCAGCACGTTGCCCATGGAATTCTCAACTGATGGAAGCGTCACATTAGAGCGGAAAACGGAAGAGAGTCGCGCATCTCCAATCGTGCTGCGCAGTTTACCGTCTTTAACCATGTTGGAAGTCCACATGTAGTACAAAATCGCAAGGGCGATGCCACCGAGCGCGAAAATGCGTGGATCACGGTTAATTATATAAACAATGCACATTGCATAAAGAACAAAACGGGTGGTGGCCGAGACGCGCTCATCAGCGGACTGTGTCGCGGTGGGCCAAAACTTTAGGATATCACTCGTCTTGAAAATTTCCTTTGGATCCATTCTTATATTTACTTAGAAGATTTCTTCTTGCGAGAACCTGGGCGGGGCTGGGCACGCTGCTGGTGTGGAGGAGGTACGGCACCCATGAGGGCGGCGAATGGGTTGCTCGCGCCGCCGCCGCCGCTCATCATCTGACTGAGCATACTGTTCACACCCGCCATCAGCGACTTCTCGTCAAGTTGGCCATCTGGACCCATCTTCATATTCTTGGCGCAATTCTCTGCAGCCGCCTCAATTGCGCTGAGCGTCTCGGGTGGAAACATGCTCATAGTCGTGCCGATCATGTACAGGGACTGGAGGTACTGCCAGATGGCCTGCTTCGTATTTTCCGTACAATCCTCACGCTTCCAAATGATGTGCAGATTGACGCTTTTAATAAACTCGTTATCCTCGCTGAAAAACGCCTCATCACGCGCCGTCATGCGTGGGATCCATGGGGCGATCTGCTTCATAAAAGTCGGACAGTCCACACCAGTCTTGGGGGGCTCGTCGGGGAACGTGCCTGTGAGTTCTCCGAGGAACTGACCCATCATGTCATCAAATGCTTTGATGGTCGTCATGTATTTTTTAAATGTTTTAATTCCTTATTTAAAATGGTTCCTTCATTATCGGACCAGAATCGCCCTGACCCTGACTCACTATGAAATACACGAGGATGCCTACAAGAAAGGCGGGCTTGAAGTAATCTGAATTCTTCAACTTGCCTTCGTTGTTCATTTTAGCTTTGATAAATATATAGGCCATCACGGCCGCCGCTGCAATTACACCGGCGCTCATAGGTTCACGGAAGTACTGATCCATTCTATTAATTTCTTAGAGTTTAATTCTTTTAGGAATGCGGCAGTTTCTGAATTCTGGTGGGCGCGTCTGGAAAGAGGGACTCGCCCTCCTCGTTCGGAGCCGGCGTGCCACCCGGGACTTCTGGAGGCGTGAGTGAATTATTCACCGTCACGGCATTGTCAACGCCGCCTGGCGTCTTGCCAAACTCCATGTTGCCCGTATTCTGAGGGAGGCCGTCAGCCACGCCCTCGCCTATGGGCTCCTCTTCTTCTATGTCTGGAATGTCCTCTTCCGCCTCGGGATCATCGTCATCGTGTTCCATGTCTAAATCTTGACCCATCGCTGGGAGGGGGAGATACGTATTGAGAATCTCAGCGGTTGGGATGAGATCCTCTATGACCACACAAATTCTCTTGTTAAATCGGGTGTTCAAATCATTGTTGCGCTCCTCCTCCGACTTGTTGTCCACGATGATACTCGGACTCTCGTAGAGATCCTTTGCACAGGCTTCGTAGCACCGCTGAACAAACACGTCATTGGCTGGGAGCTTGATACTGATTTTTCTAGACTTTTTATCAGTCCTGATTGCACTCAGAATTTTAACGTGAATAACAAACACTGCTGCGAGCAAGTTGGGGAAAAGAACCTGGTTTTTGATAATGGCCTCTGTATTTTTGAGGGAAATTGAAGAGTTCCAGGTTTTGACACCCCGGAGGAGCTCCTGGAACACACGTGTCGTATTTTTCCCCTGGGACTCCTTCTTGGCCTCTAGCCAAATTTCCCAAAAAGCCTCAATCATAACAGGAACCATGGCGTCACAGAGTTTCTTGGTGAATCGGCGTTCAGACTCGTTGAGGATGTCCATTTACTAGTTGGCGATATTCATTTTCCTGTTTTAGTTACGCGCAGTTTTTGAGCCGTCTTTTTCAAGTTGGCGAGACTCGGGAGGTAGACGTCTGGTTGATGGACCTCCTTTTCCACCTCTGAATCTAAACTGGCCGCCTTGGACCACTGAACACGTATGTCAAGTGGCCCCACGAGATTGATTGTGTAGCCTAGGCGTATCAGCTGCCGACACATGTATCCCACCGTCGTCGGAAGATCATATATAGGATACCCTATAACCACTGGAGGGACCGTCACCACCGTGTCTCTGTGTCCCAGCTCTGAAGCCACCTTGATTTTTCTACAAAATTGCTCAAGAAGAGCCTTATAATACTCTTTTTTAGCAAAGTCTCGCTTCTTTTCAGAAGCTGCAATTTGTTTAGCCGAAACAGCCATCTAATTTAATACACTAATTTAGTGCACTTGTTTACTCGCGAGTCTGGAGGTTCGTCTGAGTCATTATCATATTCTGTTCATAAGCAGCGTTGACGTTCTTGAGATTGGGCTGGGGGGGCTGGTCTTTGTAGCCCTTCAGAGCACCCTTAAACTGTGAAGCCAGGTTGGCCGCCACTTCAGTCCATGGCATGTACTTGTCGGGCAGGTACCCTGTAGACGGGTCAATAGTGGCCGAGTCCCCGATGTTCAGTATGTTCACCGACCCATCCGCATCCACCTTGGCGCTGACGTCGTACTGGATGCCAAAAAATTGCTTGGTGTTGTAAAACATGATGCGCGAGCGGTAGCTGCCGTCTGGCTGAATGTTCACAAACACGGTATCAATAGGAGCCATGTCGGGTTTCAGGGACTGCACCTTTTCAATGATGGCCTGTATGATGTTTGGTGGCACTGGTGCAGAGAGTTCCACGTCGCCTGCTGCATAGGACGCGGTCGTCCGTCCGTTCCACACCAAAAATGCTATGCCGAGTACGAGGACCAGTATGACGATATCCTTCATTACTATCAACAAACAAAAAAGAGCCGCGTTGCCCGTCCTCCCTAAAAAAACAGTCTTACAGTAGATGGCTCTACTGGTCTATTCAGACAAGTGCAAATTTTCACAGGAAATTATAGCGTTCATAAAAACCCAGCCGGCTCTCATTGAGATTATCCGGTTTCACAACGTGACGACAGCTGGTGTGCCTTCTAAAAAGATTACACGTGTACCGACGCTGGTGACGAACGAAGGACAGATGTGCGTTGGGGCCGAGGTCAAGTCCTGGCTCGTGTCAATGGTTCCAACGGATTTTGAGTCTTGGGACATGGGTGGCGGTTTATGTACAAATTTAGATGGAACTGAAAATCCTGGAATGTTTGACCTTGACAAATATGGCGAGTCCCTTCAGCCGATACTGACGCCTGAACTAGAGTCCCGAATCAGTATGAGTGTGACTGACGCATATCAGGCGCAGAGGAAGTGAAGACCTTTAAAGATTCTACGCGCGTGTGATGTAAGATGCATTTTCGCACAATACAGGCATCGGCGCTTAAATCGGTGTTTGAGGTTCTTAAAGATATCATCAACGATGTGAATGTCTATTTTTCAGCAAAAGGCATTCACATACTGACTCTTGATACAGCCCGCGTCACTCTCGTGCATATGGAACTTGGGTCCGAGAACTTTGAAGAGTATGAGTGCCCAGATGATATTATCGCCGGGCTGAACATGGCCAACGTTTACAAGCTCCTCAAGTCGGTGAGCGGTCAAGATACTCTCTTTGTTCGGATTGAGGGTCGTGACTATATGGAAATTTACATAGAAAATCCAGAGAAGAAGTCTGCAACCAACTTCAAGCTCAAGCTCCTGGATATCAATGAAGATATCCTGGAGTTCCCTGATATTAACATGAATGTCATCACCACCATGCCATCTGTGGACTTTCAGCGCATCACGCGCGACATGGGGAATCTTTCAAACGAGATGGACATCATACGCGACGGTAACAAGCTTGAGCTCAGCTGTCATGGCGACTTTGCCGATCAAAAGACGGTGATTGAATTCCCAGAGACGGTGAAACGGACCGGGAGCACCTTCAGTCTCAAGTATATCAACTTGTTCACAAAGGCTACCAATATGTGCTCCAGTGTACAGTTGATGCAAGACTCTGAAAATGAGAACATGCCAATCATCTTCAGATATACGATTGCAAATTTAGGAGATCTCAAGTTCTATTTGGCTCCAAAAATTGATTCTAGTTAAGAGATTAAACTATAGTAATTAAATATGGAAGCCAGGTACGACGAGCGAATAAAAGCGTGCACAACTGAATACGAGTTAGCCGAGTATCTTCTTTCGTGTGTTCCTATTATTAAAGAATACACGGCAGAAGTTTCCACAATTTCGGGGGCGACGAAAAAGGTGGCGAACATTGAGGTGGGATCTCGCAAGGGTGTTCAACGCAAAGATATTTATAAGAAATATCTTCAAGAGGTTGAGGGGGCTTTTATTGACGCGGGTAAGAATGAGATGCATGAAAAGCCGTGTCCAAAATGCGGGACCATGTACGGCCGTATATTTGACGAATCAGCATCTGAGGAGATTTGCAGGAAGTGCGGGGCGGTTGAGTACATACTCAGTGAAGAGGTGGGATTCAAGGAGGAGCAGGAAATAGAAAAACACATAGTATATTCTTACAAACGTGAAAATCATTTCAATGAATGGATAAGTCAGTTCCAAGCCAAAGAGTCTACACACGTCCCTGAAGACGTCATTGCTAAATTAAGAACAGAATTCAGAAAGCAAAAAGTGAAGGACCTGAACGAAATCACTCATGAAAAAGTCAAGACCCTTTTGAAAAAGCTAAATTACGCAAAGTATTATGAACATGTACCATATATAGCAAGTATAGTAAGCGGTATCACTCCTCCAACGATGCCTCAAGAGCTTGAGGATAAATTACGTATAATGTTTCACGCTATTCAGGCACCATTTGAGAAGCATAAACCAATAAATCGCAAAAACTTTTTATCATATTCATTTGTCTTGTACAAGATGTGCGAAATCCTCTCCGAGGATCAGTATCTCCCGTGCTTCCCGCTCCTCAAAAGCCGTGAGAAGCTCTACATACAGGATCAAATTTGGGAGAAGATATGTAACGAGCTCAAATGGGAGTTTATTCGTACGGTATAATTAAGAATTAAAGTTTTTATGTACTACTATAGTAATGGGTGGACTCGTAAAAGACTAATTAACAATCAATCATCTCAAGAGGCATAGGAGGTGGAGGGTTGAGGACAATCTCCTCAAATTCCAGGGGTCCATTTTTGTCTGGAAAATTGATCAGGTATCCCGTCTTGATCTCCAAGAGCGTCAGGTAATTTCGGGTCTGAATTCGGTAAACCTCGTTGAGCTTGCTTACCGACTTGAGCTCCACCACAACCTTGCGGTCAATGATGAGATCGGCCCGGACGTTGCCCACGTTCTGTCCTGAATAAAACACGGGGATGATGCGCTCAGTCTCGTAGTAGATGCCCTGGTTTCTCAGAGCCACCTCAAAGGCGGAGTGGTACACAGACTCCGAGTAACCAGGCCCGAGCGACTCCCAGATGTCATTGGAAATATTACGCAAAGTATACTCCATAACCCCTGCTTGAAAAGCAATGTTATCCTTTAGAAGGGATGTTCTGGATAGGACACTTGGTGACGTCACGACTTTACTTTGGAGAGTTAGGGTTGGAAGACGCGTTTTGGGCCATCGCCCCTGACCTGCCCATGGCACTTTTTTTGTCACCCGGGGGGGCGTTTGTGGACCCAAACACGCCTTGGCGGGAGATAAAAAACTGGTACTCCTATACATATTTTTACAAGCTACCACACTCTTTATGGTTTCTAATTTTTATTAGAAATTCAAATTTTAGAAAAATTTATGCTTTCCATATCCTCATGGATCTTTTGAGTCATACAGGTGAGTGGTCTATAGAACCGTTTTTCCCAATAGGTCCAGCGATCCATGGTATTTGGGACCCTGTTGAGTGGGTCTAGGCGGTGGCGAGGTTCAGTCGGCGGCTGGCGCCCCGGGACCTAGACCGGGACGTCGTATTTTTCCTGAGAGTGGCGGCTCGGAGGGCGAGGCTGGCCACCCCGGTGGCGACGATGGCCGTGGTCATCGGGTCGGCCTTGGCTGCGCGGTAGCCAAACTTGAGGCCATTCACCAGACTCCTTCCCACGGCACCCGAAGAATTTGCCGCAAAACCGGATGCAAACTTATTGGCCGAGACTCCGGAGATCGCGCCGCGGTAGGTCATGTAGGCATAGATGAAGTGTCCGAATATCTTCATAAACTGATACTTGAAGGAGGAACGAGCGGCCGAACCCTTGATGTGCTTCTCGACCGCCCGGCCAAAGAGGTTGCCGACTTTAGCAAATGCGCTCGAGTTCTGGGAGATGACGTACGATTGCATGATTCCGGACGCAGCCAGATAGGTGATGTACCAAGCGACCGTCACAGCGGGGACGGTGGACACAAGGGCGGCTCGGCCCGCCTTGATGTTCTGGTACGCCTGTGGGATGGCGAGCACGAGCTGAGCGGTCATGTGGGGCGCCAAGTACGAACCCGGGAGGAGGGTCTCCAACCCCTTGATGGCGGCGACCGTCACTAAGGACTTTCCGGCGAACTTGATCACCTTGCGCGTTCTCTGGAAACTGACGCGAGGCTTGACGACCTGCATATTTCCCGCGGCCGCGTTCGCCAGGATGTTCAGTCCTGACGTGTTTGGGCGCAAGGCGAGTGCCCTGCTGTTGTTTCTGTTGGCCGACCCCCTGAGTTCGCGCAGAGAGACCATCTTAATTTAGGCCGACATTTTCTTCTGCCCGAACGACTTGGCGTACTTGCTGCGGATCCACATGGCGTCCTGCTTGTAGATGCGGGACGCGCGGGGCAGGGTCCGCTTGGTCAGGGTGCTGATGGCGATGAGACGGCGCATCACGGAAACGGGCTTTTCACCCTTGGTGATGCCCTTGGTGAGCGCCTTGTGACGGTTGGTCTTCGCCTCCACAGGGTGGTACCCGTACTTGGTGAGCATACCACCCTTGAGCTTACCGATAACCTTGGTGCTCTTGCCGGCCGCACCAACATCCTTGGCGGGGACAGCCGACACGCGGCTTGTCGCCGACTTGCGGACGTAAGAATAGCCGGTGCGACTCTTGGTTGACTTGACGCGAACAACGCGACGGGTCACACGACGGACGTGGCTAGAACGCAGTGCTGATTTCATTGTTATTCTCTACTGGGAAAAATTCTGAGAGTACCCTTTGAGAAACATCTTGAGCTTGCTATCATTTGACGCGTTAAAATCATACACGTCATCACCCTCTACACTGATGTCCAACACCGGCCACTCATATGAATGACGCAATTTCATAGTAGAATAGAGGATACTAATCGCGTACGTCTTGAGATCCTTAACCTTTTCCAATCTTGACCAAGCAAGTTTCATGGAAAAAACATCGTCTGGATTTTTACCCAAAAATGGAGCCCCGGGAGTCACCTCCGCTGACCCGCCATCTATATAGTTCCAGCCATCCTTCAATTTTACACTAGAAAATAGGAACGGTATGGCGATCGTAGCGCATACCGCGTCCAAAACGCTCATAGAGGGGGTCGCATCCACTGAAAAATAAACAGTCTTCATAAAGTCCACGCAGTAAGCTGATGTGTATAGCTTTATAGGGTGCCAGTCATAGAGTTCCTGAAACGTAACATCTTCTTTATCCATAAAGAGGCGGCACGCGTCAGAGAGCACCTTGCGTATTTTCAAGTGGGGTATTAGACCATAATCTTTGAGAAGCACCTTTATATTTGGTTTCATAATCTGTTTTAATGGAACATTAAGTGAAAAATCCAGAACCTTCGTGGGGTCGCCTTTCGCCAGACAATACATAAAGCCGAGAAGGCCTCCCGCCGACGCCCCCGAAATCGCCTCAAGATCATCAAGGTTTCCTTCCCTCTTGAGCTTGGAGATTACTCCAAGATAAAGGAAGAACCCCATCGCACCTGGACCTATGACGAGGTTTTTCATCTACTAGTAGAACTGAGGAAAGAAGCCCCGCAGTGACGCGAACGTGATGGAAAACACCACTGCGTGCACAATAACCTGCACGAGTCCCGTTTCCCCTGAAAAGAATGCGCCGCCTGAGGCGGGTGGAAGGGTGAGCAGCACACCTGGGGTCAACAACACAAACAGGATGGCTGGAACAATCAGGTCGGCTGTGGTCATGGTGAATTTAAAAACAAAATTGATGATGACCCATGAGAGGATGGCCATAATGAGCGCATGAAACAGAACCTGGGTCAAAAGTCCAGAGCCTGGGGGGAGACTCGTAATCAAACCTGGACTCAAGAGGGCGAACAGGAGCGTAGGCACCAACACTTTGGGGCCGGTGATGTCAATCATTTATATTAGCTGAGAATCAAACCACGAGTAAAAGTTCTCAGCCTGGACACGATCAGAAATAGCCGGTACATCCTTGATTTTGTTCCAAATTGCTTCACCGTAAAATGATCGTTGAATGGGGTTCCACTTGCTACAATCCATCACAAAATTGACAAAGTTTGGATAGTTGCAATTTCTGTCAAAAATAAGATAGTTGTCATGAGCGAACTCGTTGATTTTTTCCCATGAGAAAAGGAGCTCTTCAGAGTACAAATCTTGCCAACTCTCATCGTCAACGTACTGATCAAAATCATCAGAACCATCAGAGTCGTAAGCGTAGTGGTCGCCCAAATAGGCGTCGCGCGAGTATTCGTCGTTGATACCCATTTTTACTTAATGTTTATACGTTTCAGTCCTCTAAGCCAGCTCTTTGAGGCCTGACACGGAGACGCCTGATTTTTCTTGTACTGGAGCAGCGTCCAGAATCGCCTGGAAGGCCCCCTCCACCTGGGCCTCGTTTCCGCCGAAAAATGATGCTAGACCCCTTTTAATCACATCCTTGGTGATCCCACCACGTGTTTTTTTCGTCTTTAGATTCACCTTGACCTTGTCGTGAACCCGGACCGTGTCAATTTCGTTTTCCTTCATATGATGAGTCACAAACTGGCGAAGATCCTTTTCGCGTTTATTCAAAACACCGAGATCTTTGCGAGCTGCGGCCAACTGGGCTTTGAGACCAACCCACTCGGTCATGGCTGTTTTAAAGTCCATATTTAGTAAGTGCAAAGCACTTATTTACACCAAGCTTAACGCAAGGAATTTCTTTAGTCTAACTAGCTGTACTCGTAGTCGATCTCGAACTTGGGGCGCATCACGTCTGGGGGGATCGTGCTGAGGTTGAAGATGCTCACTGGGGTGCGGGGGTTGAGTGGCTCCGAGCGGATGTCCTGGTTGGCGTTACGCAGAACGCCGCCCAGGGTCTCGGGGTAACCAATCTGGCTGCGGGGATCCAGGTAGTTCTGGTTGCCCAGGATCTTGTCTGGGCTGAACTGACCAAAGTCCTCGGTCGCCACAACGTCACGGGGAATCAGGCTGGCGGACGACACGGTCTGACCGATGTTGTCGCCCATGGAGCCCGCTGGGGCGGGGCGCATGCCCTCGGCCGCCGCCATGCCATGATTGTTCACGCCGCCTGTGCCCAGGTTAAAGCCGCCCACCGCCTGGCTTGGGGCGGCACCGAAGTTGCTGCGACGGCCCCCGAACAGGAGGAAAAGAATGATCACCACGAGGACAACGATCGCTAGACCCTTGCGATTCATTTATATAAGGTTGCGATATTTTTTGTCTAGTCCAAAAAATCTGCTGGGTCCTCCTCGTCCTCGGGCTCGTCCGTGAACATATAGTCTTTGGGGAGGACCGCCTTGGGGGCGCCCCGGACGCGCACCTGGAGCACACGCCAAATTGGACCGAACGACTTTTTCAGAAACCACATGCCGGCCAGCTCAAACATGACGTCGCACTTGGTGTCCGACTTGACGTCCTGAAGCTCAACTGGATTCTTCTGGGTGTCAAAGACAGTCGTGGTCACCTGACCCTTCACGGTGGCGAGCGATGCGCCGAGCAGACCGTCGGTCACGCTCTCCTGGAAGGCGTTCGTGATCGTCTCGTCAGAGAGCTCCTTGCCGAACCAGGCAACCTTGGAAGCCTTGGCCTGGGTTAGCAGCTCCTCGTCAATCTTGGTAAACAACTCCAGACCATCTGGAATCTTGAAGTTCACAGTCTTGGACTCTAGGGAATCCTGGAGAACAAGACCGTTCACCTGATGATGAGCACCTGAAATGCGCAAAAAATACCGACCGTCTGGAAGCTTCTGAGGGGCCCCGTACTCCATCTGTATTAGTTATACAAAAATATTCTTTAACTTTAGTAGGAGATGTCTTCACCGGCGTCGGCAAATTCGTGCAACGCTCGGTACGTACTGAATGACTGTCAGTGCTTGGCTGACCCTATGGATGTGTATTCCACCGCCTGTGTTTACGTCAGTAAATTTAGTGGCTCAGTGTACCCATGTGATCCTGGGTGCTGTGGTAACAAATGCGACAACAAAAATACAAACATCACGAGGACTGAAGTCCGCCCCTCTGCTGGTGTTTCCCTGCCACCTGGGTACGGCCTGAATCTTCTTCAAAATGAAGAGCCGAGTGATATACCAGGCGCGAGTACATTCACACCACTCAAGCCTTATGACTCGGGCTACAAAGTTTGGCAAATTTTGCTCATCGCCTTTTTACCTTTGATTTTGGTGTTGGTGTTGTCACTTTTCCTGACTTAAAGAGACTCGGCATGTGTATTGTATAATGGCAACCATTGAGTCTCTGTCTGTCGCTCTTGAGGCCCTCGCAAAGGAGCAGCGCGCTCTGCGCAAGGATGTTCGCAAGATCCGCCAGCACCTGGAGGATCCCAACGGTGAGAAGCAGGCGGCTCGCGCTCAGAACAACGGCTTCAACAAGCCCCTGGGTGTGTCCGACAAGCTGCGCTCCTTCCTGAACCTGGCAGTTGATGAGAAGATCTCTCGCTCCCAGGTTACCCGCAAGATGAACGAGTACGTGGAGGCTAAGGGTCTGAAGGCTGGTCAGAACATCTCTCTGGACGAGACCATGAAGGACCTGCTGCAGGTGCCCGAGGGTGTCCAGGTGACCTTTCTGAACATCCAGAAGTACATCAACCCGCACTACGTGAAGGAGATCAAGCCGGAGGGTGAGAAGAAGCCCCGCGCCAAGAAGGTGGTGGAGCCGGGGGAGACTTCAACCGAAGTCTCCCCCCCAAAGGAGAAGAAGGTCCGCCCGAAGGTTGCGAAGGCTTAAAACTAAACCTCATGTAACATAACAATGGAGACCAGTTCGGGAAGTGAAAATTCCCTCGCCCCCCCTCCAGAACTTTCACGTGAAACACTGAATGCTCTGGCCGGGACAAAAGTCAAAGATATTAACTTGTATCGTCGCGCATTTACTCACAAGTCAGCCCTGAAGCGCTATTCAGGGCTGACTGGTTCATACGAAACTCTTGAATTCATGGGTGACAGTGTTCTTGGATTTATTATTACAAAGCATTTATTTGATTTACATGAAAAGGAACAGGAGGGTTTCCTTACCAAGGCTCGCACCAAGATGGTGAGGGGCAAGACGTTGTGCGAAATATCAAAGGTGATGGGTCTTGACAAGTTGATCCTTATGGATGAAAAGGGTGAGCGCAATGGCTGGAATACCAACGAACACATCATGGAGGATGTTTTTGAGGCTTTCGTCGGTGCCGTGTATCTGGATCTAGGTATGGTTCACGCCAAGAGATTCGTGCTTGATTCCTTTACAAAGGTGCAGACCTCACTCGTGGATGACAATTGGAAGGATCAGCTCATGAGGTGGTGCCAGGCGCTCAAGTACCCCCTACCCGAATATCGCCTAAACGGTCAGACGAACGGTCAATTTTTGATCACGGTTGTCGTAGATGGAATGGACTGTGGATCTGGATTTGCATCAACCAAAAAACAGGCTGAGCAAAACGCGGCTGAAATTGTACTTAAGACGGATCCTCGTTTTAAGAACAAGACGATACCGAACAATGGAGCAAGATATTCCAAAGACGGTCCTCCGAGCCCGCGAGCTCCTTGCGGCTGAATACGCAGAACAAAGAAGTCAGGAATGGTTAGAGCTCCGTGAAAATATGATCACGGCTAGCGACGTGGCGAGCGCACTCGGTGAGAACCGTTATGAAAGTATAAATTCTTTTATAAAAAAGAAGGTTCTCAAGACAAAGTGGGCGGGCAACGCCGCAACGGCTCATGGCACCCTTCTTGAGCCCCTCGTACGAGATCTTTACGACCAACGGTACGGCCGCAAGTCCCATGAGATTGGACTCGTGCAGCACGCCAAGTACCCGTGGCTCGGCGCGTCGCCCGACGGCGTCACGGAGGATGGACTCTTGATTGAAATTAAGTGCCCTCTGACGCGCAAGATTGAGTCAAAGGTGCCAACCCACTATCTGCCCCAAGTTCAACTTCAACTGGAAATCACAGACCTGGAGGAGTGTGATTTTATTCAGTATAGACCGGCGAATACTGAAAGTATTCCCCCTCGCCCCGAAGAGTTTGTGGTTGTCCGAGTGCACAGGGACCGCGCGTGGTTCGCAAAAAACTTGCCCGTCATGGAGGCGGTATGGAAGCGCATCCTCGTGGGCAAGGAGAAGGGACTGTGCGAAATAATGGACGACCCAACAGCATGGGATCCAGACTTTAAGAATGAAATTGTATGTGAAATAGTAGATGAGTAAGGAGGCATGGACTTCAATTGATGAAATTTTTGCCAAGAAACCAACCTGTATACACAAGAACAGGATTCTCAAGTGCCGCGAATGTGCGGGTTCATTTTGCGCCAAGTGCATTCAATTGGAGGTGCATTTTTGCCCAAAATTGGATGAACGGATTAAAATTGAAAAAGAGAATTTATCAAGTAAATTAGTAAAAGTTGTTGCTCCCAAAATACACGCCATCTAGTTCTTGATACGTGAGAACATATAAGCAATTATAGCAAGAACTATTAAAATAATCAAAATATTACTAGCATTCTTGGACACCTTGAAACCGAATGGGCTACTGCCACCCATCCAGCTCCATGGCAACTCTGGGCGGAACCACGTGACGGTACCGTCGGAGTACTCAAATTTGCGCGTTGGAAACTCACCATGTGGCGCATAATTGGGGCTGATGGTCTTTAAATGCACGTTACCGGACAGGTCACGGGGCTTGAGGTTCATGTCCAGATCATCTGTATAATCGGTTGGGGTTTCATCGATGGCTCGTGTGTAAGAGCCGTCAATAAAGACATCCTTGCGAAAACCGTCTTTGTTGATGCCAAAGTCACCCGTCCATGTGGTCGGGTTGAACCTGTCAATCTGCAGACGGTCATCTATCATAAGACCAGATGCCATATTAGCATACACTCACATTATTTTTTACAGCGTACATTTTCGTTTTGACTTTTTGCTGGTGGAGATTCCACATCTCGTCTAGGTCCACTTCCAACATGTGAGCAAGCTGAAAGAGGTAACTGAACACGTCACCCATTTCCATCACCACATCAGTTCCCCGATCCTTCTTCAGCCCCGTCTTGCGGTAAATCTGCTTCTTCTGCCTGATACTTGACGCAAGCTCCCCCATCTCTTCGTTGAGTAGCATCCACACGATGCTGATTGGCGCCTTGTCCCACCCTTTCTGCTGGCACATCGCTGCAGTTTCGTCACGAAACTTATTCATTGTTCAATATACACCCAATCCTTTTAAGTCACAAGGTGAGCGAGTGGTTTTCTGAATTTGTACACGGTTATACACGCAACCATGAGGAACACAATCTCAGCACCGAGCTTCCAATTTTCAACTACATTTGCGTCATCGGTGCGCTTTTGAGCCCACGGCTCAATGACTGCGTTGCTAATCAGTCTGACGGACCTCTCTATTATGAAAAATATGAGAAATCCAAAAAGGATATCGTCCAGTGATTTCATATATATATTTTACACTTTTAAAAAATTCCAAATTTGAAGTTACTTGGGATCTTGTTTCCGTATGTGCTGGTGCTAATAGGAATCTCAAGGGGCACGGGATTTTCAGAGATATCGCGCATGTACACGAGCTGCTGGAGCATACCCGTTGAAATAGTCGCAGTGGCGCGCTTAACAACCTCGTAGTTCATACGCGACACTTGGGCGCGCACGTCCGTATTGGGATCCACTGCCAGGTCCGTGTATACGACGCGCATAAGCGCCTGCAAATCACCGTCACTTTGGCGGTCCAGCTGGTACCCCGTCTGGGCCTTGATATTGTCCAAAATTAGAGAGTGTATATTTTCCTTGTTGAATTCGGAAAAGAAGGCATTTCCCAGGGGCGTAAAGACGCTCAGGCGGGTGGGTTTACGATCATATGTCTCCATTGAAATACATGGCGAAAAAAACCTGGGTTAAAAAAACCGGACGTGTATTTAGAAATGAAGGTCGTCAAGAGGTCTGGGGATGTCGTTGAGATGTTGTTCGACAAGGTGACCCGGCGCATCAGCAAGCTGAATGCACCCCCCGAGTTTGAGGTGCTCAATGTCCAACCTGACAAGGTGGCTCAGAAGGTTTTTCAAAGTATGTACGACGGTATTTCCACTTCAGAAATTGACAACCTGACGGCCGAGGTGGCTGTTGCCATGATCACCGAGAATCCAGACTATGAGACACTGGCTATGCGCGTGACGGTTTCAAATCTTCAGAAGAATTGTCCCAAAACTTTTAGTGACGCTATGGTCGCCCTGCACGTCAAGGGTATCGTGTCTGACCACTTCATGAAGTGTGTGGCTCTAGAGCTAGATGGCGTGATTCAGTCAAAACGTGATTACTACTTTGGATATTTTGGAATCAAGACGCTTCAGAGGGGGTACCTGAACGTAGGCGAGACGCCCCAGTACCTCTTCATGCGCGTAGCGGTGGGTATTCACGGAGACGACCTCCCGCGCGTCAAGGAGACGTACGACCTAATGTCCCAGAAGTTCTTCACGCACGCCACGCCCACCCTGTTCAATGCCGGTACAAACAACCCGCAGATGTCCAGCTGCTTCCTGGTGGCTATGAAGGAGGATTCCATCGAGGGCATCTACGAGACGCTCAAGGAGTGCGCGCACATTTCCAAGTGGTCTGGGGGTATCGGCATCCACTGTTCGAACATCCGAGCGAGCGGCTCCCGAATCAACGGTACGAACGGGGTCGCCGACGGCATCGTGCCCATGCTTCGCGTCTTCAACAACACAGCCCGGTACGTCAATCAGGGTGGCGGGAAGCGCAAGGGCTCTTTCGCCATCTACCTGGAGCCGTGGCACGCTGACGTCATGGAGTTTCTTGAGCTGCGCCTGAACCAGGGTGACGAGGAGATGCGGTGCCGCGACCTTTTCACAGCCATGTGGATTCCCGACCTTTTCATGGAAAAGGTGGAGAAGGACGAAGAGTGGCACCTGATGTGCCCACACGAGTGCCCCGGCCTGCCAGACGTGTACGGTGAACAGTTCAACGAGCTGTACCGCATGTACGTCGCACAGGGGCGGTTCAAAAAGAAGGTTCGGGCTCGTGAGGTTTGGGACGCCGTCCTCAAGAGCCAGGTGGAGACGGGGACGCCCTATATGTGCTACAAGGATTCCACTAACGAAAAGAGCAACCAGAAGAACATCGGGACGATCAAGTCTAGCAACCTGTGCACCGAGATTATGGAGGTGTCGGCCCCTGACGAGACGGCGGTGTGCAATCTGGCAAGCATATGTCTACCGACATTTTTGAGGGAAAACAAGAATATGACCGCACCGGACGGGTCCCATCCATTCATATTTGACTTTGACAAGTTGCAAGAGGTGACGCGAGTTGTCACGCGCAACCTGAACCGCGTCATAGACCGCAATTTCTACCCCACGGAGGCGGCGCGCAAGAGCAACATGCGCCACCGGCCCATCGCGATCGGTGTTCAGGGTCTGGCCGACGTGTTCCAAATGATGGGTTATTCGTTTGACGAGCCTGCAGCTCGCGAACTGAACAAGCACATCTTCCGGAGCATCTATTTTGCGGCCCTTCAAGAGTCGTGCGAGTTGGCTATGAGCGAGGGGACGTACGAGACGTTCCGCGACTCCCCGGCCGACAAGGGTCAGCTTCAGTTTGACCTATGGGGCGAGACCGACCATATTTTCGGCAAGTTGAAGCAGGATATCGCCACTTGGGGCCTGCGCAACTCGCTGCTCGTAGCACCCATGCCCACCGCAAGCACCGCCCAGATCATGGGCAACAACGAGGCCTTTGAGCCCTACACGACCAACATCTACCTGCGTCGCACCCTGGCTGGCGAGTTCGTCATGATCAACAAGCACCTAGTCAAGGACCTGCAGAAGCTCGGAATGTGGACTCCCCAAATCAAGAATGAAATTGTACGTCAGGGTGGGTCGGTACAGGGGCTCGAGGGTGTACCGGATACCCTCAAGGCCATCTACCGGACCGTATGGGAGATTCCCCAGAAGTCCATCATCGACATGAGCGCTGACCGGGGTGCCTACATTGATCAGTCTCAGTCGCTCAACATCTTCATTGAGAACCCGAGCCTGGCCAAGCTGTCCTCAATGCACTTATACGGCTGGAAGAAGGGGCTCAAGACGGGCATGTACTATCTGCGCACCCGCGCCAAGGCTCGGGCTCAGCAGGTCACCGTGCCAGTGGGGCCAACGGCTCCACTGCCCAAGCCAACTGAGGAACAGATCCTAGCGTGTTCCCTGGCCAACCCCGAGAGCTGTGAGATGTGTTCAGGCTAACCCTGAACACAAGGGTGCGTTCAGGCTAAACAATTTCCAAACTAAATTCAAGATGAAAAATTGTTGCCGGACAGGGGCCAAAAACAAGAAGTGTGTGAGGTCCTCCAACAAAAAGGTTTTCAATTTACCCCGTAAATTCGCAAAGCTTATGTGCCTGTTGGGACCTATAAAGGGGTTCACCATGCGTGCAAGTTGTGCACCATATAAAAATTGTAAGAAGTAATGGACCCCATATGGAGATTCTTACCCAATCACTTGGTCCTTAGGATCCTTGAATTTTCAGATGAAATTGATCAAAGGGTCGCTTTCAAGATTTCTCCCAAAAAATTGGTCCTTCCAAAAAATTTACAATTTAGAAATGAAATTGTGTATGACCATTTATCCAAAACCATGTGGGATTTTACTGGACTGTCCGAAGCAGATCACCCATATTGGATCACTAGAAAGGGTATCAAGTTTTCCCAATACAGGTCTGATGGTGACCTCTATATTTTCAATATAGGATCGGAAGATTACCAGATGACCATGTTTTCAGGTGAGATGCAGATAGGTCCTAGTATATGTAGGAATCATATAGTCATAAATAAAAAGGTTAAATTTAAATAAAACATGAATACAGAAATTTGGAAGAATTTACCACAAGAATTGATCCGAAAAATAATTGAATGGTCCGACCCAACTATAGATGTTCAATTATGTTTCAAAATTCCACCAAAGAAAATTGATGAAGCAAAAGCTTGGAGACTTTGGTACCTTCTCAAGTCCCATGATGGACTCATTTACAATTTAGAATCAAAAACCCTTCACAATTTTCGTGTACAAGGATCTCATATAATCAGAAGACCCATAGAACTGAACTATCACACGGCGGGCCTATGGGTCTTTAATGACACCGGAGACGAGCACATGATTGAAATAATTTCACCCGGTGGTTCTTTTCACTCAACCTTATCAAGTGATCACTGGGCGACGGAAATGCGGGTCCTGCTCAGAGGTTCTGGACTTGCTAGGGCCTTGAATTACTCTTCATGCACGTGACGTCGGCTTGACAAACCGGTTGGCCATGCCTCGCATTTCAGTCGTGTGCCACAACTTGTTCGTCCAGTTTTGCCAGTTGTTCTGGGATGTGCCGTAGCGTCCGCGCTCTATGCCCATAGCGTAAAGATTACGGCGGATCTGTGAACTCGTCGCATTGCGGACAAGCTCACTCACCACCTGATTTCTCATACCGTGTAGGCGGATCAGAGCCTTCTTGTGAACATTCACCGCCGCACGTCTGGCGTTCACGTAGTTCGGGTCGCGAAGAGCGTTCAGGGCCTTGGCCTGCTCATAGAGTCGCTTCTTTTGAGCATTGTGGCGTTTGTTTGCATTTCCCGTGGCGGCGTTTAGTTTTGTGACGAGCGCGAGTAGCGCGGCGTTCCGGCGCTTAGCTGCCGCCTCCTGTGCACGGAGGTTGCGTGCAGTTGCCGACGAGAGCTTCACAGTCTGGCGCAGTTTGTTCCAACGCTTCATGGCGGTGTTTGATCTCTCGTTGATGGGCAACAGGCCCGAGACGCGGCGGGTCGCGCTTGGTAGGTACGCACCAGGTGATTGCCCTTTGATAGTGCGACCCATTAAGTACTTAAAAAATGCGGACATTTTAAATTGAATGGTGCTCTGGTCTGAAATAGATAAAAGTCTTATTGAGACAGTGACAACCGGTAAAGACCGTACAAAATTCAAGTATAAAGACGCACCCCTGCGGTTTCAGATTCCGCGTGGCATGTGCACGTGGGGCGTCAACGCATACAAGAGCTTCAACATAGATCTTTCAAACCAAGAATTCATCACGTGGTGGCGCGACCTTGAAACGACCCTGTGCCCACAAGAGCCTTTTAATACTAATCTCAAAGGTGCGTCTCTGCGTATTAAGATTGATGACTCTGCATATGTTTTTGACGAAAATTCAAAGCAGATCTGCCCTGAAATCAAGGAAGGTCTGTTTAGAGGTCAAGAGGTATCATGTCTCGTGGACATTGATTCAACTTATTTTTTCAATGGAAATTGGGGACTGACGGTGCGCGTTTATCAGATCAAGACGCTGACCGAGATGTGCGAAGAGACGACCGCCGCACCGTCTTCTTTACCGAAGGGGACTTGCGCTTTTTTGCCGGAGACCGACGCTTATTGAGAATTTTATTCAGTATTTCACGGCTTGTGAAATACTTGAGTCCATGGACTGTAGGCATTACAATTTACTTGGAATAAATCTCGCGCGCCTTGGCCAGAAGTGGGCCCTGCACAAGGGCGAACCCCTTGATACCCAGCGCCTTCTTAGCCTTGGCCACAGCCTGAATCCATGGGTTCTTCTTCTCATCCTTGGATTTAGCCTTGCTCACAATCTCACCAGTCTTCTTGACCATCTTCAGGTCCTTCTTCTTGAGGCCGCCTGAGGTCTCGGTGGCATTGCCATGGTACACTTGGGCGCGGGAACCGACAGTCATTTATTATGAGGCGGGATTTTTATTTAGGGACTACTTTCTGGATTTATTAATTGTGGGACGTTTGATACTATTCATGAAAGCAGCGAGGTATATTTCACGATAAAGAGCGTTGGCGCGCGTCATTGCGGCGCGCCTGCGGGCAGCGGCGTTATTGCGCTGCTTCATGAGACGGGCGTTACGCTTGGATGCTGGGCTAAGGCTCTTCGCCATATATTACACGCGGAATATCTTGCGCAATGCGTGGATGGTTATCCGGGTCCGCGACGCGTTGGGGACCTGCGTCGCCAGCTTGGGGTCGTTGAGCACCTCCGCGCACACCTTGGCCTTGCCCTCCTGCAGCTGCATGATGGACTGCTCCACTGAAGGCAGTGGCTCCACCCCGTCTTCTCCCGTGTAGATGAGGCGCCGCACCACCACCTTCTGCGTCTGTCCCGTGCGATGCGCGCGGCCGATCGCCTGGAGCTCCGTCGCTGGGTTCCACGCTGGGCAGGTGATGTAGACGCGCGTCGCCTCTTGGAGGTTGAGGCCGACACCACCCGCCTTGATCTGGATCAGAAACACTGAATTTGCAGGCCCCTTTTTGAAGGCGGAAATGCGCGCCTCGCGCTGCTCCTTGGATACCGAGCCGTCAATACGCTGCGTAGTGATGCCCTCCTCAGCCAGCAGCTCCTGGATGCGGTCCATCTCCCCCATAAATTGCGTGAATATGAGCGCCTTTTCTTTGGGGTGCGCTTTGATGCTCTCAATCAGCACCTCCATCTTGCGCGAGCGCCCTAGCCAAGGCTCGGGGTCGGAGTCTGACTTGAGCGCGATGCCGTCAAGGTAGAGCTGCGGCCAGGTCATCACCTGACGCGAGCGCAGCAGGCACTCCAGCAGCTCCATCTGATGCAAGTTCTGCGTACCCGTCTTGATCACGTGACTCACAATAGCCTGCCCATTCTCAAACACCTCCTTATAGAGCGCGCGCTCCTCAGGGTGCATTTCCAGCTCTAGGTTCTGGAAGTCGCAGGGAGGCAGCGCCAGTCGTGCGTTGTGCATGGCGACGCCGTCCTTGGTTCGCCGCAGAACGTACATCTCGCGAATCTTGTCACTGTAGCCCTGCACAACCTCGCGAGGAATACCCACGAAAGCGCACAGCGCCACAAAGTCCTTGATGGAGTTGAAGACGGGCGTACCAGACACCACCCAGCGAATAGGCGCCTTGAGAGCGTTGCATGCGATGTGCCCCTTGCTCTTGCGGTTGCGAATCTCGTGGCCCTCGTCAAGGATCACGCGGTCCCACTCTACGGCTAGCAGCGCGCACGGCGGCGAGCCGCGGCGCTGAGGCATAACCGAGTAGGGCGCGACCACCACGTCCGGTAGCTTTAGAGGCAACTCGCGCTTTGCACCGTCAAATGCGTAGGTGGTGAGACTGGGCGCAAACCGCTTGATTTCAGCACACCACTGCCCCACAATAGACTTGGGCACGATAATAAGCGTCTTGGGTTTGGGGTTAACGAGCATAGTCGCGATAAGCTGCACGGTTTTGCCAAGGCCCATTTCGTCGCATAGGAAGCCACCAGGGTGGTTAGATGCGAGCTCGCGTTGCACAAGCCATTTGACGCCCTCGTGCTGGTACGGCGAGATGAGGCGTGTCTTGAGCATGGCTGCTTTTGCGTGTGAAAGACGTGAAACCGACCCAAACCCTAAGCTGCACAGGACACGTTTTTTTCTGGGTCTTCAGTAGGACAATGGCGAGTGACGAACTCGTACAGAAAATTTTAACTATAGTTCGTACCAATTTGAACCCTCGTCAAGGTCTTGCTAATCTCAAGAAAAATCAGGATATAGTTCCTGGTATTATGAAGATTATAAAGGACAATCTCGGTGAGGCGCCAACTGTCGTTTCTCACGCACCTGTAAATGACGTAAAAATTTCAATTCTAAAGTTGGTTCAAAATAAAATCAAAATTCCCCCAAAAGTGGCCACGGCTGTCAACACTAAAATGGAAAAGGAGGGGAACAAGGGTTTTTTCAAAACCATCTTAGGATTTTTCTCGCCTAAAAATAAGATGGCGAGTTACGGCCCGGGAGCGCAGCCCAACTTTATTGAGGCTAAAGTAACGGGTAAAAATAACCAAGGACGACCCACTTATAATCAGGTCGCCCCCATGCCAGGATATGTATTTACTACACAGGGTAATAAGACTGGCTGGTTCAAGAATACGGGTGCTGCTGTCCTTCCCGGCCTCCCGATCGCCCCCGTGGCCCCGGTCGGTCCCAAGCCCCCCGTCAACGTACCGGCCGCTCCGCGCAACTACACCAAAATGGCCCTCAAAAACCTATTGAACGCTCGCAGAAAGTACCCTGACAATAAGGAGGCCATTGCAAAAGCTATACGCAAGATTTTTGATGATGAATTGCGTAGTGTGAGATATGATGGCCGTACAAAGCGCGCTCGGCGCATCGGGGACATGCTCCGTATTTTGCCCCGTAATTTCAACGGGCGACGTAACGCAACGGCGCTCGTGATTGACGACATCCGTAATACTCGGAACAAAACAAACCTTTCAAATTTAAAATCAAATTTGGGAAGCGTTCCCAATGACGATGTTCGTAAAGCGTTTGATGAGCAGCGCCGCCGCCTTGAACGCCGCAAGAGTCAGTACGGATATGAAAACGAGTATCGGGGTCGTGGCGAGCGCGAACCCCGGAGATTTTCTCCACGCCGTTCTGGAGAGAGCAATTCCAACTATGGTAGAAGACGTGAAGAGTACAACAGAAATGAGATGCGCCGTCGGCGTGAAGCCCATTCTAGAACTGAAATTCCTTCTTCAGGTGGAAACGCTGGGTTCCGTGGAAACGCCGCCCCCCGCGGGAACATGGGACCACCTCCCATCCCATCAAATGAGCAGCGCGCTATTAACAACGCAGGCGGCGCGACGAGAGCTCTTAACAGAATTGCGAACGTTCCAGGGGGCGCCCCTGAGGTGGCGAAGGCGGCCGAGGCACTCAATGAAACGAATGGAAACGCGGCCAAGGCTATTTTCATCAAGGGTGTGAGCCCCGCGGCAGTTGAGGCGGTGAAGAACTTGGGAGGTCCTACAAATGCAGTGAACGTTCTAACGGGTCTGAACACCATGTCCCAAAAGCCCGAGACCCGGGTCCGCAAGACGACGCGGGCCCGCAAGTCAAAGAAGGTTCTACGCCCACGCGTCGCAGAACTGAACCGCGTAATTAACGCAGTGAAAAAGCAGCGTCTTATTTCTTTGGTGGCCCACAACATCACGAAGACGAACAACATCCACCCCAACGACGAAAAGCTCAAGAAGTACTATAAGAAGGTTATCAAGGCGAATATCCTTCGCAGGCCTTTTGCGAATATTGTCAAGAAGGCGGCGAAAAAACGTGTCGCGTGAGGGCCAGTGAATGTAAAGAACTTCAAGAAACAAGTTGAAAATGAACGCATCCTTTGACTACATTCTGCAGGTGAACGCGATTCGCCAAGAAATTCTGAAAAGTCACCCAGAGCGCCCACCACCGTCATGGGTTCGCATCACGACCATCACGATGTGCTCAAAATTTCTTCAGGAAATTGATTTGAAGAAGTTTCGGGAAAACTTCACCAAGCTGGGCTCGGTGACCGTGCGTCGGCAGGGGTCTCGGTTCCGCGGCTTTGAGTGGAAGATGAAGGATACTGCGTTTTATAACCAGGTGACAATAGGTTATGAAGATCAGTACTCGCGCAAAAGCATCAAGATTTTCCCGAACGGCTCTATTCAGGTGGCGGGGTGCTCAGACCTGTTTGACTGCCGTCGCATCCTGCGTCAACTCTCCTTTATTTTGAAGGTGGTTCTTGAGTTGGAGAGCGACGCACCGGTTGACTGCGCCAGCGTCAAGATGATCAACACGAACTTTTCGTTGAATTCGTCTGTAAATTTGAATAAAATCATTCACAAGTTTTCGCAGATAAATGGAGTCAAGGTGACGTTTGACCCAGATCGTTACAGCGCCGTCAAGTTGAAGTTCACCCCCAAGCCGGAACAGAAGCAGGTGACCGCGAGCATCTTCAGCACCGGCAAGATCATCGTGACGGGCGCGCAGACATTGGAGGAGATCGCAGGCGCGTATGAGCTGATAAACAAGACGATAGATGCGAGCATCCTCGTCAAGCCGGTTGCAGAGCCGGAGCTGTTTGAGACGATCATGGGGGCGCGGTTTGAAGAGTGGGTTCGGGTACTGGACAAAACTGCTGCAAATAAAATGTAATCAAGTATTAAATGTCACAGCGTTATGGCATGGCCGATGGCCGCTGCATTACCGAGTTCACGTCCAGCCGCATTATGAATGACCAGTTTATGGCCGAGAACAACATTGCGTTCCAGGATAACTACAAGTACCGCACTCTCCTCCAGGAGAAGGGCCCAGACGCCTTTAGCCTCCCGATAAAGAACGCCGCGTGCCGTACCGGACAGGTTGTGGTTCTGGTTGAAAATGAATAAAATTGTTACTTAATATAAATGTCTTGGGCCGTCGTTGTTATTTTGGTCATATTCCTTATCATCTGGATGGCCCTCACTTTCACCAACCAGCTGTGCGTAGGCCCAGTTGGTTTCGGTCTGTGCTTCAAGTCCCCTGACGACCCAGCGTGCCCAGTCTGCCCAGCGCCCGTGGCGCCACCAATGGAGCCCCCTGTTACCGGCCCAGCCGCCGCAGGAACATCAACTTACGAAATGGAACCTTATTCCAAGTAAAGGAAATAAACGTATTTAATGTATGAAGATTGTTATTGACGGTAACATCGGGTCTGGGAAGACGACCCAGTTGAATCTTCTTGAAAAAAAGGGACTACGAGTTCGCCGGGAGCCCATTGATGAATGGCCTCTCGAGGAATTTTATGAAGATCCGATCCGTTGGTCTTTCTATTTTCACATGGTTATCCTGCAGACGCTTCGGCCTATCAAAACCCAGGAGACGGTCATTTACGAGCGATCACTTCTCAGCTCCAGGTGGGTGTTTTGGCCGGTGCTGCTCAAGAAGGGGGTGGTGACCAAGGGTGAAGATGCAACGTACGGCAAGTTTTATGATCAGTTTGCCTGGTATCCTGATTTGTATATTTTCCTTTCTAAAAATCCAGAACTTGCATGGGAGCATATCCAGCAGAGACATCAGACGGGAGATTCTGGCATCACAAAGGAGTACTGGCTTGAACTTGACGCCGAGTACAAAAACCTTCTAAGATCTGTACCGTGTAAAGTTTACGTCATCAACGCCAATAGGACTGTGGAAGAAATTCACGAAGAAATCTCTAAGATTATTTCAGCGGAAAATGAATTGTTCTGCTCTGACCCTAGGCGGAGCAAAATGCAAACAAAAAGCGGTGGAGGACGGGAAGTGTCGTGCACATCTTTCCAACACATGTGCCGTTTGTCTTGAGGTGACCAAGAGAACGGACAAGAAACTCAGATGCAAACACATGTTTCATCAAAAGTGCATCATGACGTGGTTTGAGACGAGCATAGAGTGCCCACAGTGTCGCATGGAACAGGATGACGACCCTATAGTTATTTTTCGCAAAAATGTGGAGGAGAATATTCGTGAAAAATACCGTGACGCAATCAGGTCACTCGAAACAGAAGTTCAACGCGCGCGGCGATCTCGCTAGTAAACTAATACGTGAATAGAATAATGACCACGAGACCAAGGTGTGGGGCCCAAACTTTATCAGGGGATCAATGTAAACAATTTACGAAAGACAATCAAGAAAGATGTTGGCAGCACCAAGGTACTCAATGCTCAGTATGCCTTGCGTATATGGGTGGTCAAAGTTCTTCTCGTAAATTGGATTGTGGTCATGAATTTCATATAAAATGTCTCAACCGTTGGAAAACCTCGTGTACAGGTCCCGATCCCACCTGTCCCATGTGCCGAGTGCCGTTTGACGTTCCAACGTACAGGTGCCGACTCATCATAGAAAGAACCCAGGATTCTCTGAGACACACATCTGATTTTAACACGTCAAATATCACATCAATTATGGATGGATTTGGAATTGATTTTAGGCAGCTTATTCCTTCCAACGGAAGGTTTTACACAGACATCCAGTTCGACGTTGATCCCACCGAGGCTCTCCAGGAAATTCTCAGAGAGCTCGGCCTACCAGCCCCGCCAGAACATTTTGCTGCTTAGAACCGTTGCGGTTTGCATTGTTGCCCGTCTTGGCGAACCCACGCCGAACCCCATACGCGGAGCAAAATTTGGTATAGTGAAAACCTGGTTTATAGTTTCTGTCTGCTTTTCGTGGATCGGTGATCGTTTTCCCCGACGCATCAACGATAAGAGGCCCCCCAGCCCACCCCGTCTTGTGACTCCAGAGCTTCACGGGAAAGTCTATGACCTTGCCCTCAGGAAGCCTGAGGCTCTTGGAAGCCGCGGTGAGCTTGTTCAGCACACGGAGCTCCTCCTCGTCGTTCGCAACCCTACCATTACTATTGTTCATTGCACGAGTCGCCTTGACTAACGCCGTTTGTATAGTCTTGGGTGTTACATGGAAAAACTTGGCAAGCGCGCCGATCGTATCTCCGGGACGAATTTTGTAGCGAATTGCACTAATCTCCTTGTACCAATGAAAATCACCTGTTGAATTTCCAAAATCATTTGATGGAGCAACGAAGCACATCACCTTGTAGAATCCAGGCCGGGTCTTGGCATTTGGATTGGACATCTTATAGACGTTTCCAGGGTTGTCACCCAGAACGCGTTTGGCGATTCCAGCGCACGTCGTGAACGTCAGGCCGTTCGCCTTGTTCCCACTCCGGTCACCAGGAACGCTCTTTGAAGTTCTTCGGTTTGAATATGACCCAAAGGCGTAGTCGTAGCAGTTATCGTGAACCACCCCCTTGGTCCCCCATGGTGCCCACGTATATTTAGGTGCCCATGTATTTGGCCGCCCAGTGACCTTCTTGGTCTTGCTCACAGTCGCCTTCTTAGTCTTGCGCACAGGGGATTTCTTCAATTTTCTGATCGCCACCCCCTTGCTTGCGAGGGTCATCTTATTATTAGGGACTTTTTTTCTTGCCCACTAATAAAAAGATGTTGAACATTCTCCAGTCTCGCACCCAGAAGGAGATGATTTACAACCTGATTGTGCTTGCTATTTACATTGTGATTATGACCCTTGTCCTGCGCTTCCTGTGGAACCAGTCGCTGGTCAAGCACGTGAGCATCTTCAAGCCACTAGACTCTCTGTGGCAGACCTTCCTGCTGGCCGTGGCTGTGGCTGCATTCAAGTGCTAAGCAAATAATTTAAAAATTAAAAAATGCCCTTCGGGGCTGAAGAAAAGCGCGGCTTTCCTTCAGACCTCCGTGTACCCAACCTTGACCACGTTGTCAACCAGCAGAGTCGGGAAACCCGACACGAAATCAGGACACTGTTCACCCTTGCAGTCCACGAACGTGTATGGCAGACCGTTGTCAATCAGGTACTTCTCCTGCTTCACACACCATGGGCACGCCTTGGAACCGTACACGATGACGTTGCCCTTGTCTGGGGGCGTCAGCATGTCACCGAAAGAGACGGCGCGGAACGTGAGCAGGAGGATGGCGAGACCGAGCAGGGCAAACAGAATCATATCCTTGAGCTTCATCATTTGCTTTAAACGGAGAAAATCCTTTTGGCTATATTCGCCTTTGAGCGAAGACCCTTGGTGTTGACGCCTAAACGTACAGCCAGCGCCTTGAGATCATCCATGGAATAATGAAGATTGGCATAGACCCAGCGAGCACTATTCGTAGACTTGACCTTGGCGCGGCCTGAAGAAGGGCTCAGTTTGTAATTTGGGCGCTTAGCTGGGCTCTTGGCCTTGGGTTTTGGTGGTGGGCCTAGAGGGCTCAGAGGGGGTGGAAGATTGGCTCTGGGTTTAGGTGGGCTGGGAGTGAAAGGAGGCTGGTTGCGTCTGAGGCGGTTTTCAAGTACGTTGATGGCCTTGATGCGCGCCCTACTCCATGCGTTGTGAAAATTGGCACCCGACGCAGAACCTGCATTCTTCCATATTTTCTCCACCATTTTATTGAATTTAGCCGTTTTGAAGAGGGCCGGGGGCACCTTCACCTTTTTCTTGGGTGGGCTCGGTGCCTTTGCGGGCTTCGGTGGGCTCTTGAGCTTGCGCAGAAGCGCCTTGGCCGCGCGTAGGTTATAACCTGTGATGCGCGGTTTGGGCTTGGGCCGCGGAACAGCCTTGAGCTCCGCTTTGGCTTTGCGGAGTTGCAGACTCGTGATGAGACGCACGGGCTTGCGGAGATTCTTGGGCTTGAGCGCCGCCTTGGCCTTGACGAGATTTGCGGAGAAGACGCGTTTGACCTTGACGGGCTTGAGCCGCGCCTTGACCGCCTTGAGGTTAAGTGACATCACGCGTTTCTTTCCAGTGATGAAAGGATTATTCAGAATTTGAGCCAGTGATGGGAGACCTGGGCACGGGTCATCGTACTTGAGGCGCCATTCCGAGACGTGTGTGTCCTTGGATCCACGATATCCAGGTGGCACCGCCATCTTTAAAAACTCTATCGCCTTGGGGTGGTCCGCCGGTGAGTGCTTCTGGGCCCATGCAAGTAATTCATTCAAAAATAGGTGCTGGTCGTATCTTTCATCGGTCTTGGGGCCAACACCCCAGAATGACGCCGTCTTGGTGCCGTTGGCTGTGTTCACTGCGGGATTGGTGCCAGACTTTTTCAGACGGGACCACCCAAAGTCGCCTATGATGAATCCACGATCCGCGACAAACACGTTCTGCATGTGAAGGTCATTGTGTCTGAATTCTGGGTACTTTGATTGGATCTTAGAAAGGGCCCCGAGAATGTCTGAAATGATGTGGGCCATCATACCGTCAGTTACATGGGCCTTCGTTTTCATCCACGAATCAAGTGAGCCACCGGTGGCGTATTCCATGAGGAGGATGCCCTGTTTAGACTTGTCGTAACGCACCGAGTTCTGAATATTAGGCATGTCCATCTGTGTCGGTGTAATGAAGTTCTCACATCGCATACTCTTGTAGAGGCGTACGACATTGGGCGTCAAAATTTGAACGGCGTCCTGAATTTTGTATTCTATGTCAACCGGTTGGGGCTCGCCACGCTTTGCGGCCATGAGGTCGCGGGGCGCAACCTTCACGGCGAAAGGTCGTTTACTGCCGCTGCGCAGCGCCGCCGCAAACACTATACCCTGACGACCCTTTCCAAGTGGCTTCAACGAATCAAGAGAGGATTTGAGATCATCACACGTCATGGCCCATTCGTTCTTTATCAGTCTTGGCGGGGATCTTTTGAAAGGGACGAGCTTGGGTGCTGGATACCTCCAACCACCGGGAGGTGGCTTAGGAGGCGGTGGTGGTGCGTATTTGTACTTGGCTCCTGGTTCGGCGCGTCGGTAGAATAAAATTCCTTTTTGATTTACAAAAGGAATAAGGACTTCTTTAGGAGACGGGCCTGCTGCACGTGCGCCGCGCTTACCCTTGTAACGCGTTGGGTTCGCCACCTTGTTCGGGTGCGCCTTGAGCCACGCGATGGCCTGTCCCTTGCTGACGATGTGGGCGGGAATGTTAATCTCTGTGTTACCGGCGTTGTTGCGACGAAACACATAGTGACGACCATTACGGTTGGAAATTGTAAATTGTCTGGAGTTTATCCAGCTCATTATATCCTATTACACATATTTTTGTTATAATTCAAAGTCGGGGATTCGGCCAAGTCCGTAGGACTTGTACTTGGTGGGGAGGACAGTTCCTTCGGAACTGGGTCTGTTACTCCGCATCGGGGTCGGTCTCGTACTCAATCTCGTCGGCAGCCTCGGATCCCTTGTCGGAGACGGGGTCGTCCGCGGGTGCGAGAAAAGCGCACGGCTTCAGCTTGTTGGTCGGAGCGAACATGACCTGGTGGACGCGGATGGACACGCCAACGCCAGCCGGAGTGCGCCAAATCTGGTTAATCTCCACAATCGCGCTCAGGGCCTGACCCTTCTCCAGGTCGGTCAGGGGCACAGACTGACGCGCAGAGTTGTATGCCTCGGTAGCAAGCGAACCGTCCTTGATGTTGGTGATCACCTTGAGGTTCAGGACCGGTGCGTAACCCTCCTTGGTGCTCGGCTTGACGGGCGACTTGTACATGCCCTCAGAAATCACCTCACGACTCATCTTCTTGCCAAGCAGCTCCTCCGAGTGCTCGGTGATGAAGTCCAGGACCCGCGCGTCCAGCTTGGCGAACGCCTCAAGGATCTCAGGCTTGTCAAGGCTCAGAGGAAGCGTGTAGCTGACGCGACCGGTGCCCTCGTCCTTGTACTCGCTCAGGCCAAAAGGCGCACGCAGCTGCGGCAGCTGGAAAATGAGCTTGCCACCACCAAGTGCGTTCAGGTAGACCGCCTTGCCACCCTTGGCGTTCTTGCGCACATCGGAGAAGGAGACGTTGGAGGCGTTGAAAGTGGAAAACATCTGGAGAGCCATTGCTTCTGTTCTACTTGTTCTACGGTTGGTTCCTTTATGTGGCGTCAACAGCACACTTTTTTTCGTTGTGTACAGTAAACTATGGCGGGATTGTTCGCCAAAATGAGCGGTCAGGAGCCAACCCTTAGTGGCTCTAATCAACTTCAGAAGTCCCTTGTGAACTATATTAACAAAGTCAACACCATCATAAGAAACAAGGGGGGCGTCACAAACGCCAATGTGAGAGCCCTGCTTTCAAATCGCGTTGGGAATTCCAACAAGTTGGTGAAAAATGGTCTGTCAAATGGACTTGCCAACATCATTTCTGCATCCCGTGTCAAAGGCCCTGCTCCAAATGATAAACAACCCAACACAACTCCAAATAATAAGCAGCGCAAGCAGCTCATTCTCAACCAGGCCCTTGCCGAGATCAACAACGCCGGCAACAATATGAATAAGCTTCGTGGAATTAAGACCCGTCTGAACAACGCCGGTTTCAGCCCGCAGAACGCTTCTGAAAATGCCCGTGCTAAATACAACAGTCTGAACGCACGCATTACCGCTAACCAGGCGCTCCGTAACGCCAATACCCTGACCAACCGCACAAATCAGGCTAAAATTAACAAGATTCTGAACAACCTGCGCAGAGTTCAGACGAGCGTTCCAAACAATCTGCGCCCCAGAATCGCCAATAAGATTGGCCAAGTTGAGCGGTTGAGCCTTTTCAAACCTGTTGAAAATCCCAACGCCAATAAGAACGCGCGCGCTGCAGCGGCTCTGGTCCGTCTTTGGGGCCATGCCGGAGTCGGCTCTCGATCAAACACAGCAAACGGTAAGTTGAACGCGATCAGCTCGGCGCGCGCTAACCGCAACCTGAATTTCACAGGGATCACCCGAGCGAACTTGAACGCCATCTTGAACAATCCCAACTTTGCACCCCCAAGCAACAACAGCGGCAACAATCGCACCCGGCACGAGAACCGGGTCCGGTCCCTCATGAACAGCCTTGGCCTCCAGTAAATTCTTGACTTAAATTAAGATGGCCCTGAACTATCTCATTCCATTTGCGGCTTATATCGTCATCGCCAGCCCCACGGCGTACAAAACCGTCCGCGGAATCGCCGGTGCGTGGGTTGCGAACGCAGAAGGCCTGCCAACTATTGCAGGCCTTGTGCTTCACGCCATCGTCTTTATCGCCATCGTGGGCTTTCTTATGAATCTTTTGATTTCGCAAAAGTCTAACTTCTACGGCCCTAAAAAGGCGGGTGAGTACTGCGATAACGGCAACGAGTGCTATCACACGTGCTACGGTGGTAAGTGTAACTAGAGAACTGTAGATCTCACCTTGAAGTTAGGGACACGTCGGTTGGCAACACTCGGGGTTACACTTGACCATGACGTCGTTACTCAGGTACGCACACATCTGAGTCGGCTTGTCGCTTGGCAGGGTGGCGTCAGGGTTTGGAAAGCATGTGCATCCAACAGAGCACTGCGCGCCTATCATGGTGCTAGTGGTGGGCATAAGGCTCGGGGTCATGGACTCGTTATACAGCACAATCAGTAAAGCAATTAAGAACAAAATTAGAGAAACGATAAAAATTATGAACGCTCCTCCATCCATTTAATTTGTAACAATATATTAAATGAGTAGTCTTCTTACCATATTGGTGTTTGCAGCTGTGGCGAGTCCCGCAGCGTACAGAACGACGCGCCAGCTCGGAAGCTGGGTCGCAGATGCCAACGGCGTCCCGACCATCCAGGGGCTTCTACTCCACGGTCTCGTGTTTGTGATCGTCATGGCTGTATTGGGCGCCCTATTCGGTAAGAGTTCCGGGTACCTGATGGAGGGCGGCATGAAGTTTGTGACCCGCGACGACCAGGATGATCAGAACACCAAACGCTATCAGCAGAACAGTTTTGTCTATTCAGTGACGGCCTAGGGAAACAGTCGCTGCGCGACTGGTCAGAATTCTTCGTCAAATCTAACCTCGTCACCCTCAGCCACAATGTGCTTTGAATAATCACCGACCCTTTTCTCAAAGAAATTGGTCTTCCCTTCCAACGAGATGTTCTCCATCCAGTCGAAAGGGTTCTTTGCGTTATAAATGGGAACTTCTCCGAATTGCACCATAAGTCGGTCAGCCACAAACTGAATATACTGCTTCATTTCACCCGAGTCCATACCGATGAGCTTGCACGGAAGAGCCTCCGTGATGAACTCGCTCTCAACTTCACATGCCCACTGAACAATCTTGTGAATATCCTTGGAAGGGCACTTTTCCCTCAGATGAGAGTAAAGCGTCACCGCAAACTCCTGATGAAGGCCCTCGTCTCTGCTTATGAGTTCATTAGAAAACGAAAGCCCCGGCATAAGACCACGCTTCTTCAACCAAAATATGGAACAAAAGGACCCACTGAAGAAGATGCCTTCGACGCATGCAAAGGCGACGAGACGTTGAGCGAACGATGCATCGGAAGCAATCCAAGTCTGGGCCCATTCAGCTTTACGTTTGACCGCCGGGACAGTATCGATCGCCTGAAAAAGTTTCACTTTTTCCGCGGGGTCTTTGACGAGCTTGTCAATCATGAGACTGTACGTCTCGGAGTGGATAGACTCGTTGAACCCCTGATACGCGTAAAATGCCCGGGCCTCTGCAATCTGGACATCCTTTGAGAAATTGAGATCAATATTTTCCATCACGATTCCGTCCGAGGCGGCAAAGAACGCCAGGACCATCTTGATGAAGTGCTGTTCATCTGAATTTAGTTTGTCCCAATCTTTCAAATCACCGGCCAAGTCAATCTCTTCAACGGTCCAAAAGGACCCGATGGCTTTCTTATACAGCGCCCATAGATCATTGTACCGTATAGGAAAGGTTGTGAAACGAGACAGACTTGGTGTGAGGATGGGGTCCACCATTGTTATTATAACCCTTTAGTTTTTTAAGAGGCTGGAGGAGCTGGACAAGTTACTGGAACCGTGTTGGCGACGATAACTATTATGATGAGAGTCATGCACATACCCAATAGGAAACCTGAGAACCCCGTCATAACATAAGGAAACAAAAATATATAAAGTATAATGGACTCGGAGCTCAGGCGCTTGGCTCTCAGAATCAAAATGCACAACGTTTCAGGAAATGTTGTTCACCACGCCGCCTTGCTCAAAAAACACCTTGACCACCAGGGTATAAAATCTGAAATGGTAAAGGGATTTTGCGTCATTCCGGAGACGAAAGAGGCCTGTGGGCACTATTGGATCCGAGAACTTAATTCAGGTCTTGATTTGGATGTGGGCTTTGAAGTTGCTAAACTCAGGAGCCCCGAGCTCCAAGCTCTACATCCTGTTCTTCTGGAGTCGATTCCCCCGGGGATGACCCGCTCTGATGAAAAGGAGACGATGATAAGGGAGGATAACGAGCGGCTATTTGAGCTTTATCAACGAGACCCCAAAGCTTTTTGGCGCGAGGCTCCGCGAGACGTGACAAGTTTCCGTACGACGAATTAACCTCGGCGTCTGTTGTGCTCTTACGCGGCGAGCCCGTCACCAGGTTCATGAAAGAGTACTTTTCTTTTCTGAGAATTGGCGTGAAGGCCAGCATATTATCAAGTGACTTTTCAATAGGGTTTCCTTGTTCAAGGGCCGTATTAAATTCAGAAAAACAGTCCGATAAAAACGCCTGACCATCCGTCACGCGATTTTGGGGTTCTATACTCAGCTCCTTTGAAACCTTCAGAGCGAGACGCTTCATGAGTATAGAGGCCCGAAGTGCATTCGTCATCTTTTCGTTAATCTTCATGTAGAGTTGCACTGATCCCAAGACTCCCGTCCCTGCTGACAGAACGGCGTTCAGCACGCTGACATATTCCTGTGCGATGAACGAGTTGAGAGCCACAGCCGTCAAGGCGTTGACTGCCGAGACTATTAGAATAGGTATGTTGAATTTTGACGCAAGTTTCATATAGTACACGTGGTCTTTACTATGATAATCATAGTATGTGTTGCATTGTTGTTCTACTTTTGCCAGGAAATCTTGTTCATCCGGATGCCAACGAGACTCTTCTGTCTTCGTCATAATTTAACGCACTAAAAAAACTTTGAGTCGTTTTCAAATTCCACAATGTCCCTGACTCGGGAAGGGAGGCGACCTTTGACACCCATGTAAACCATATTGAAAATAGGGTTAGAATTTGTAATCTTGATTTTCTCAAGGAGCCCCTTGTCAGGTCGGATGTCCATCATGAGCTTGAGGAGATGGATCGCAGTCTCTGAATTTAGTTTTGAAATTGGGACCCCCTTGAGGTTCAACTCTATGATCTCCTTGAGTCCATGCTTCTCCACATACTCATCAAGTTGGGCAACGACAGGCTTGATCTTCATTGAAAATTCAGCCGCCTCTAGGGGCGTCTTTGGCTGATTCTCAATGTACTTGCCCCCAAGGAACTCAATATGGAGATGCTTTCCCTTGGGATAAAACACAAGTAGATCTGTCATTTGCTGAAACGCTCCTTATTTTTTTATATACATAGAACAGATGATTGACCACGCATATTGCATCAATCTGGAAAGAAGCAAGGAAAGGAGGGCTTCAGCTCAGAAGCAGTTTGAAAGTCACAGCCTTGACGTGGAGATGTTCAACGCAACTGACGGTAAACTAGAAGCTCCTCAGAAACTTTTCATTACCAAATCTGAATGGGGGTGCGCCATGAGCCATGTTAGGGTATGGAGGGACATCGTTGAAAATGGATACGAAACCACTCTTATTTTTGAAGATGATGTTGTATTGACTCCCAATTTTGTTGGAAAATTAGATAAAATAATGTCCGAGCTTCCAGATGACTGGGACTTTGTTAATCTGGGAGCACCTGAATTATTTAGAATTAACATGTATGATCATTCTGAAAATTTAAAGGAGGGTATATCGGTGACGTTTCATGCATATCTTATCCGCTTGAAATGCGCAAAAAAGTGGTCTATGGTTGATCCTGTTCACCTTAAAATAGCTATAGATACATTTGCGTATAATTATCCTTCGTACAATCTTCATGCGAGTGAACCAATTGCAAGTCAGGAAAGTCCATTTAATACTACTATAGGTGTTTTAAGGACGCACGACTATACATTTTATATAAGAAACCTAGCCCCTCTTATCATTTTATTATTGATAGTAGGCTATATCGTATGGCGATTCCTCTTACACTAAAAAACGTGAAAAGAACAAGAATGAAAATCAATATTAAAAGAAGATTATTTTTGAGAGTCCTGTAAATTTTCACAGGAATTGAACCATATTGGGTCCATGACAAATCATATTTATGGTTGAGAATAGTGCGTCTAGTTATGTTTCCCCATGGCTCAAACACGTCAGAATCTACAATGTTCACATCTGGATCATCAATATATTTATTGAAAAATACGCTAAGCATGAGGGGGCCGGTTTTGAGTTGCGTATCAAACACGTCATCTTCGTTCCATGACTCATTTTTTATAAGAAATTTCACGAGATTGTGTATGATTGAATTTTCCTTTGAACAGCATAACGTTGCATTGTTTACAATGACGAGATCATGCGACAAACCAAATGAACTTAGTTTATTTTCTAATCTTGATAATGAATTTTTTCCTAATATCAAATCATACTTGGTCAGTCCTGGAATTTTGTCAAGGGGGCGCAAGCATTCAACATCACAGTCCACTGACACACCACCGTAATTGTGCAAAACTATATACCGGCCGAAATCAATTTTTTGAATCATTTTGTCAAACCCATCAAACTTGGTGAGGGCCTCTGGACTGAACTTTACACATTCAGACCTCAGAGACTCTTCGTCCCATTTCATGTGTTCCCAGTCTTTATTCATATTCTCAAGTTTTTCAACGTCACTCATATATCTCATCGGAAGTTCATCCCAACCCTGAAACCAAATTTGATGTGTTATCTTTGGAATCATATTCTAAAATAGGCGTGAAAATTAAAATAAAATTATACCGCATATTACTAGATGGATGATTTTACACTCGTAAAGGCAATGGCTGTAGTTGCATTTTACGGAGGTCTAAGAACAATACAGGTGGTGCACTCGGATTATGATCTATCTATGAAGGAAGAGCTCTTACTCCTGTTTCATGAACTAGTCACTATGTTCATGATCATGGGTATATTCTTTACTGACAGGACGTATATCATGTTCCATGCAATTATAACAGCCCTCGTGGGGATACAGTGGGTTGCGCTAGGTGGGAACTGTATACTAACTCTTATAAAACGTCAGACTATTCCATATACAGACGAAGACTTTGTTCGTATATATGGAACTGAAACTGGTAAGAAAATTTCATTTTTTTCAGTCGTAGGCTTGGGACTCGCTATTGATGCGTACAAGCTTTTATTAAGGAATTAACGTGATGAGGTTCCGCATGAATGGTGGGAGGAAGCCACGGACACCCTCCACAAGCGCATTGAAGAATTCACCCCCACCCGACAGCTGACATTTTTGAAGTAAAATACAGTTTTTGGTGTACTCGTAGACGTTCCATATGATGTGCATTGTAGTCATTGGCCTGATTTTCTTGACATTGATATCCTTCAAATCTGCCGAGCACACCTGCTTGAGACCGCGTGTGAGACACAGATCCTGAATTTTGTCAAGAACTGGATAAAGTTCCCGACAAAACTTGTCTGTATCTTCCACGCTTGGCTGGAGTTCAATAAACCGCCCGACGAGGATGTCCACGTAGAGAATCTTGGCATCCTCGTCAGCCTGGAAACGCAGCCAGGAACAATTCAGAGAATTGTTCCGAGGTTCCATCTACAAACTCCGGGGTTTATAAAAATACGACAATATCGCGAAAGCATTTGGGTATGGCGAAGCTTATGGGTCCATAGAGGGTCCTGAAGATGAAACCCGTATTTATAAACTGAATCTGTCTGAGGATATTGTCGTCGCGTGTGTACTCCACAACCTCCTTGACTATTTTAACAATAAGACGAAACCTGTCCAGAGACACAAAAGGGGTGTGAACGAGGTCCGCCTTGATGATCATTCCCGATGATTTTTCACGAATTTCCTCAATCATAGGTTTGATGACGTCTAGTGTCACGCCATCCGCTGGATAGTCTTTAACAACCAGAGTCACGTGAGCGACACCGTCAGAGTCCCATATACATTTCATAAAATCCATCTATTACTATGTATAGATTTTATGGAGTGTGAAAGGGTCGCAAACTCCGTTTGCTCCTTTGCATCAGATGGGATTTGAACCCATGCGGCTTTCGCCAGAGGATCTTAAGTCCTCCCCGTTAGACCTAGCTCCGGCACTGATGCGTAAAGTCACCCCCGGTGGGTATCGA